CTAAGCGCTCAGGTGAGCTGGCGGCCCCTTGGCCTCGTCGCTCAGCAAGGGGGAAAGCTGCTGCCCTCTACCCCGCAGCACCACGTTGTCCTGAATCCACTGCAGCTTGATTGCCACCTTCAGGCGCAGCGCCCGCTCATGGCGCAGCGCCCATAGTTCGCACCCGCGTCGGCCGGCATCGAAAGAGGTACACGGCCTGAGGATCAATGGAGCATGCACCCCGTCCTCGGGGGTCAGCCTGGCCAGCCAAGACCCGTCGACTCTCTGCTGCATGGACGCAACCTGCTCCCCGTGCAGGAACAGCCCTGTCGGGAGCGTGTCGAGGTGGCAGCGAGGCTTCCAGCAGAAGCCATCGGGCATGGGGGTCAGGGTCTGGGTGTCGGCGTCCATGGGCCGAAGGATAGGCCTGCGCAGTCTCATAGCCCGATACATCATTGAACACTTCAGCCTGACGCGCGCACTTCCTGCCGGTGGTTGTCCACGAACCCGATCAAGTGGTCAACCGCAGTAGGACGCACTCCATTTCCCCTACGCACGAAGCTGTTCCAGTCCGCCGTTGCGATTTTTCCCAAGTCTCGCCGATCCGCTTCCACGAGAGTCATCGACCAGAAGGGGCATAGGCGGCTCCCAACCAGCCCACGTGCGAGTTGCATCACATCAATATGGCTGGACGAAGTAAGCACGCGATCAAAGGCTGCATGCAACCCATCGGTTGGGCCTTCAAGATATTGAAGGAAACGCTCTCCATCGAACAAGAGGAGCCCTGTCACACCCGCGATCACGTTGAACCTCGCAGCGTCTCTAACCAGCGCCTCAAGTCGACCCGTCGGAAGGCCTTCAGCAACCTGGCTGGCGTAGACGACGGCGTGGATAGGCATACCAGGCTCCCGAGGGGGCTCACGACCATAACCCGAATATGAACAAAGTATCGTGATGATGTAGTCGATTCGCTCACGGTGCATGCGGTATGGGTGCCGCATGTGCGGGCGATTCGTTCAGACCCCGATATTCAAGCCTGACCAGCTCGGCCTGCCCGATCTTGCCCAAGATCTGCTCGAGCTGCCGCCCAGCTATAACCTAGCGCCGACCCAGCGTGCGTCGGTCATCCTCGACCGCGGCACCGGCCGGCAGGTCACCCGGCTGGCATGGGGCCTCCTCCCCTTCTGGGCCAAGGCCAAGGGCCTGCAGGGTTCGACCATCAACGCCCGCATCGAGACCGTGGCCACAAAGCCTGCCTTCCGCGCTGCGTTCAAGAAGCGGCGCTGCGTCGTCCCGATGGCCGGCTATTACGAGTGGTCGGTCAGCCCCGAGGACGGGAAGAAGGATCCGTGGTTCATCCACGCTGCCGGGCCGCTGCTGGCTGCCGGCCTGTGGGAAGACACCAGCCCTCTCCTGGCCGAGGGCAACCTCGGCACCTTCACCATCATCACCGGCGACAGCAGTGGTGTGTCGGCCGATATCCACGACCGCATGCCGGTGTGGCTGCAGCCCGGGCAGGTCGACGACTGGATGGCCGCCGAACCAGACGACGCTATGGCGATGCTGCTGGCCAGCGAGCCACCAGCGATGGAGGCCTACCGCGTCAGTCGGGCCGTCAACTCGCCCAGGAACAACGTGCAGGATCTGCTTGCTGCCGTTGCCTGAGCCTTCCCAGCCGCTTACGCAGCCTCTTCAACTGGGACAGCCGGTCCCTGCGCCTGGTCCGCCGGATCGTCGACCTTGACCGCCTCGAAGCGATAGGTAGAACCGACCTCCAAGGGCGACGACACCGCCAGAGGCACGGTCATGGTGAGCTGGGGTGCGCCGATGCTGGCCTCCGGCAGGAACTGCAGGGTGGCAACGCCAGGCTGAGTCGCGGACTCGGTGCGCTGGTTCAAAGTAGTGGCGAAGCTCATGGCGGTCGGCGGGCCGCCGGTGCCGCCCTGGCCTGGTTCAACCTTGACGGCTGTCCAGTTGTAGCGGGCGCCGACCTCCATGGCCGCAGCGGTCGCCGGGGCGGTGGAGAGCGTGAGCTGCTGGGTGCCGATGTTCTGCTGAGGGACGAACTGCAGGACGATCACGCCCCGCTGGCCTGCGCTCTCGGTGCGGATGTTCAGAACGGTATCGAAATTCATTGTGAGCTACCTGTTGGTAAGGATGGGCCGCGCCTACGCCGGCGGCCCTGCAGCGTTACTGCTCGAGAGACACTAACGACAGGCTCTGCGTTACGTTCTGCGTATCGAAGGAACCCGATTGGTGGGTGATGGAGCGCTCGCCGTAATCGGCCACAACCGCCCGGTAGGTGCGGCGCGTCGTGCCGTCAGACTGGTCGTTAAGCGTGTAGGCCCCGTTCCAATACGACTCAGCGCTGTCACTGCCATCGTTCTGATTGAAGATCGTGACATCGCCGCCGACGGTGAACTGGGTCCACAGCGTCTCGGCCTGGCCCTCCACCTGCCGGAATACCTGGATGACTGCGTAGTTGGATCCGCCCCCAGCGACAAAGCCAGTTGCGCCTCCAGCCCACTTCAGGCGCCGGATGTTGCGCTGGAAGCTGACCACGACATTCTTGTTTCGCCCATTAGTGTCGAACGGACCCACGGTGACGGAGTTGCCCACGGTCTGAATGCTGGTGGACTGGAACGCGTTCTTCAGCGCGCCTGCTGCGATAGCGCCACCCCAGTAGGCATTCCCAAAACGGTCGAACCAGATAGTGGCGATGGCCTTGCTGGCGTTGTCGACCCCGACATTTGGACCGAAATAAAGCATCAGACCGTCGGGTCCGAACGGTGCCCCGATAATTGCCTGGAAGTTTCCAGACCACGCACGGATACGGCCCTTGGTCATCTCGAAACCGTCAACCCCGCCGGAGCCCAGAACGTTTAGTGCATCGGCCAGGATGTTGAACTCGCTGGTAGTGCCGTTGTTCTTGTTTTGCCAGCCGCTGATCATCCCGTTGACGTTCGTCATGATCGACGCTTCGGCGAATGTTTCTGCACCGCCCGATGACCATTCAGGTGGCTGCGTCGTGCCCGGGTCGACCTGACTGAACATCGGGCGGAACATCCAGAGGTACGGATTCGCCTCGCCCCGACCGTTGACCAGCAATCGGAAGCGTGCACCGACCGCGTTGGCAGGGGCCTTTGCGATGATGAAGGGCCGCGGGATCAGGTGCAGACCTTCGCGCGGGTTTCCACCAATGTTTTGTAGCCATCCAGCACTGTTTACGTTGCTGATGGCGTTGTTGTTCGCGTCTATCCAAGTCAGCTCCAGGATCAGGTCGCAGCGATGACCGTTCACCCATGCCGACTGGCAGTAAGTCTTGCCCGGGATTACTGAGATGTTGTACTCGGTGCCCAGCCAGCTCACCTGCCCCGCCGGCGGCGTGCCGCCCGCCGAGGAACCAATTCCCGTGACACCCAGCGGGCTCCAGTTTCCGTCCCCTGTTGGATCGCCAAGCTCCCCCCAGTTACTGGCATTTCCGCCCCAGCCCCAACCTGTGCGCTGCCATCGAGGGAACATGGAGTTGACAAGCAGGTTTCCACCGCTTGTGGCGTTGCTTACTTGCACCTGCATGCTCTGCACTACAGACGCATCGGCCTTGCCGCCCAGCGACGCCTGCACCGAATTGATCTGGCTACCCTGCGCCGTGATCGTATTCCCCTGCTGAGTGACCGTGGCCTGCGTGGCGGCCAGGCCAGACGCGGCCGCATCGGCCGTGCCCTTCGCAGCGTTGGCGGTGGCCGTCACGTTGGTGATGGCCGTGCCTTGGCTGGTAAGCGTGCCTTCGGCTGCAGTAACTCGGGTATTCAAGGACGACGCGGCCTGGGCGTTGGCCGCGCCCTGAGCATTGAGCGTGGCCACCGTGGACCCGACGTTGACCACTACATCGTCCAGCCACATCTGGCCTGCCGCCGGCGTAATGGATCCGACGGCGAAGCGCAGATAGACCGTTGTGCCAGGCGCTGTCGAGACAGGGATGGACCATTCGTACCGCCGCGTCTGCCACTGGCCGGCGCCCGTGCCCGAGGAGAAGGCGCCGCTGGACACCAGCCAGTTGGTGGGGCTGGTGAGGCTGGTGATCAGGCCAACGGTGTCGGAGGCCGTGCTGGTCGTCCCGGCGCTCACCTTGTAGCGGAAGGACACCACGATCCTGTCGCCGGGGTTCACCTTGAACTCGTTGGCGCGCACGCGCAGGGATCCCGCACCCGATACCAGCGCCCGCTCGCTGGCATCCCAGGAGAAGGAGCTGCCGGCGGCCGAGTCGTACCAGTTGGCCGCGTCGGTGGTGAACTTGCCATTGAGCAGGACGTTGCCCCCCTCCTCCAAGGCTCCAATGTTGCTCTGCACCTGGGTCAGCGACGTGGCCTGCGCGTCGATCTTGCCCTCGGCGGTAATCACGCGCGCCGTCAGATCGGTGGTGGCCTGGGCTGCAGCATTGGCGGACAGCTGCGCGTTGTACGCCTCGGTCACGTCCATTAGCACGAAGTCATCCCACAGCAGCTGCGTGGCCGACGTGGTGGCAGCAGAACTGTTCAACTGCAGCAGCGCGCGGTTGTTGCCGGCCGAAACGCGCACGTAACCGCTAACCTTGGTCCAATCGGTTTCGGAGAAGGTGGACAGCGCGGGCGACGCGAAGTTGGGATAGGACGGGTTGTTGCCGTTGGCGCTGACCGCAAACCGCAGTGACATTGCCCCCGCCGCAGGGCCGACCCGCTTTACCCACGCCTCGGCGTAGTACACGCGATCTGGTGTCACTTCAAACGTCTGGATAGTGGTGCTGCGGACTACGCCGTTGAATCCGATCTGCAGCGCGTTCGCGCCCGTGCGGCCGCTGGCAACGATAGGTGCCCATGACTGCAGCAGCGTGCCAACAGCGCGACGTTCAAAGCTGCCGTCAACCACCATGTTGCTGCCAGCGCGAATCGCATCGTCAAGGCTGGCTGCGGTGGTGGCCAGATTAGCCGTCACGTTGGTGATCGCCGTGCCCTGGCTGGTGATGGAGCCTTCTGCCGCAGTTACCCGCGTGCTGAGCGCGTTCGTTGCCGTAGCGTTGGCGGTTGCCGCTGCTGCAGCCTCGGCGACACTAGGCGACCACTGCGTGGCCACCGGGCCTTCCTGCAGCATCACGTTGTCCATTTCAATCCACGTCGCCGTGCCAGACGCAGCGGTGAACAGACGTGACGGGAACACGCGGATGCTGGCAGCTGTGGTAAGCGAGGTGCGACCAGTCAACGTGTAACGCTGCCATTCGCCAGTGGCAATCTGATCGGGCGAGGTGATGGTTGCGATCACCGCACCGGCGGCGTTCATAAACTGCATGTACGTCCGCACCATCTCGCCAACCGGCGCGCGGAACCAACCCGACAACGTGTAGTCCGTTGCACCCTTGGCAACCGGCCGGACAGCGGCAGTGTTGCCCAGTGCCAGACCAAGATACTGATTTGCAGCTGTCGTGGTTCCGCCGAGGCGATACGCCTTTCCACCGCCTGACAACGGTGAATCCACGTAGGACTGGGAGATGCCTGACGGGATGGTGCCTTCTACAACCCAGCTGATAGGCGCAGAAACCTCGCTAGCGCGCTGCTCAAAACTGCTGTTAGGCAGCAGGTTGTCACCCCCGCTGTTCTGCAGGTTGCTGGCTACATTCGTGATCGCCGTGCCCTGGGCCACGATGGTCCCTTCGGCGACAGTGACGCGCGTGTCCAATGCGTTGGTTGCAGCGGCGTTGGCAGCGATGGACGATTTGGCTTCGACGATGGACGGCGCGTATCCGGTGGCCACTTCGCCGACTTGGATCTGCACGTTGTCCAGTTCAACCCACTGATCAACCGTGTTGGCACCGTAGATGCGGATGTACACGTTGGCTGACACGGCATCGGCTGGTGCATCGAACACAAAGACTTTTCGGTCCCATAACTCAGTGACAAGGAACGGTGCGCCCGCCGGGGTGCCGCTGTAGCGGATGGTGCCGCCTGCCGCGTCGTACCATCGGATCTGCATGAACACGCGCGGGCCAGCGGTGCCGCGAGCGTACAACGACATGGCGTGCTTCTTTCCGCCTTCAACGCGCAGCTGGCGGACGGCACTGTTGGAGATAGCCTCGCGGTAGCCTGCGGTTGGCCAGTTGCTCATATTCCAGCGCCAGGCCTTGGCGCTGTTTGGCAGCACCGAGTCCACCAGCGACTGTGTGATACCGCCCGAACCCTGACCGCTGCTAGCGTTGGACCAACCAATCGCATCGACGTCCCAGCTACTGTTGCCCAGCAGGTTTTCACCGCCGAGGTTCTGCAGACTGCTCTGCACGTTGGTGATCGCAGTGGCCTGTGCGTCGATCTTGCCTTCAGCTGTCTGCACGCGGCCGGTCAGCGCGTTCATAGCGCTGGTATCGGCCTTGCCGGCTACAGCCGTCTGAACGGCGCTGATCGCCTGGCCCTGCGTGTCGATCTTCCCTTCAGCCACGGTGACGCGGCCCGTCAGCTCGGTCACTGCGCTGTTGCTGGCCTTGCCGTCCACGTCGGTGCGCAGCGCATTGATCAGCTGGCCCTGCGAGGTGAGCGTGCCTTCTGCGGCCGTCACGCGGGTGTTGATGCCGCTGATCGCCGTCGCGTTCGCCTTGGCCTCGGTGACTTCCTCCATCCACACGTCATCAACCCACAGCGTGCCCGCCGTGGCGTCGTTGGTGATGCCGATGACGATTTCGTTGACCGTGGTAGCGGTCAGCTCGTAGGTCAGCTGGGTCCAGTCGGCGCGATTAGAGGCGAATGCCAGCCCCGCAATCAGCGTTCCGTCGCCGCGGCCGATGCGCACCTTTCCGTTGCCGCCAGTGCCGTTATAGTCCGCGCTGGTCTTGTACCAGGCAGTAATTCGGTAGCTGCGGCCGATGGTAACCGGCATCTTGGCCCCAGCGTTGACTGACGCCCGCTGGGTGTCGGGGCTACCCAGAGCCTTCCAGCAGTTGCCGCCCGTGCGCCCTTCAGCGGCGACGCTCTGGTTGGTGCCCGAGTAGGTCCAACCGACGTTCGCGGGCAGCTCCCAGCCGCCGTTGACGACCATGTTGGAGCCCTGTGCGACCAAGCCGCCCAGATCCGACTGCGCCTTGGTGATCAGGTCGGTGTTCGCCGAGTCCCGGGCCACGCTGGCGCTGTTGACCTCCTCGATGCGCGCCGACGTGCCCAGCGGGCCGGCGCCGGAAGGCATCCGCGCCTCCATGGTGCTGATGCGCGTCACCTGGGCGGTGTCAGCCGCCACGCGGGCGGACTTCTCATCGCCGATAAGCCCCTGCGTCACCTGGCCGAGGTCGCTGCCGGTGTAGTTGCCGCGCAGCTGTGCGCCCAAACTGTTGCGCTGGGTCGCCTCGGCCGCGATAGCCGTGGTGCGCGCGGTCGTCTCCGCCTGCACCATCGCCACGCTGGCGCCCGGTGCCGGCCGGCCGACGGCGATGTAGTCATACAGCACGTAATCGGCGGCGGTCTGCGCGACGGTGAGCGCGAGCCGAATGGCGCGAATGGGCGAGGCGCCGTTCCAAGGAATGTTGTCCACGTCCACCGTCGCGATGCCGTTGGCGTCGAACGCGGGCTGCGGGATCGTGACCATCTTGGTGTCATTCCAAGCGGTGTCCGCCTCGGTGATCCACCGCACGCGACCCAGCCAGGCTGGATTCCCAACTTTCTGCATCCGCAGCTTGACGAAGCGGTAAGCGTTGCCGTCAACGCCCAGTCCAGCTGGGGACTGCACGTGCGCTGCAGAACTGTTGAACGGACGCAGCCAGCCGTTGACCATCGTCGGGGTGCCCCCGTTGGAGGTCCACCCCTCGACGGCAGTGTCGAAGTACCAGATAGTCTTGAAGTCGAACTGCGTGCCGCTGCCCGCAGAGATGATTGCCAGCTGCTGGGCGAACGAATCGTCGGCGGTCTGCCGGGCAGTGCTCTCAGCGCTGACCTCGGCCTGCCGTGCCAGGCGCTCATTGATCAGCGCCTGCTGCCGCGCCAGCGTTTCAGCGGAAAGGCTGTTCGCGACCGCCTCGGTCCTCCCGATGGCGTCGTTCACCGCTGCCACCCGCTGCCCCGCCTCGGTGGCCAGGTCTTCGGCGACCTTGTTGACCGCGGCGCGGCGCAGGGCGGACTCGTTGACCAGGTCGACCTGCGCCTGGGCGAACGCGGAGGCGCGCTCAGCCGCCTCCGCTGCATCGCGCGCAATGCTGTCGGCGCGATCGCGGTCGATCTGCTGCTGCTGCTCGACCTGCCTCTGGACCTGCTCCTCGAGCGAATCCTCGATGCCGCCGATCACTTCGCCCAGGTTGGCCTGCAGGGTCTTGGCCAGCACCCGCATGCCGGCGGAAAGGGTGCCGGCGGTATTGCGCGAGCGGCATGCAAAGGTCCACACGCCAGCGGGCGGCAGCACGGCCTCGAAGGCCGAGGCGTGGTAACCGTCGTCGCCGATCGGCGTCATCGCATCCCAGTCCGGCGTGGCCACGGTGCCGGCGATATAGCGGATCTCCACGCCGGCGAAGTTGGCGGACTGGATGGTCTCGCCGAGGAAGCCCCAGGTGTAGCGGCGCACACCGCCGCTCAGCTGCTCCACGTCGAAGATGTCCACCAGCACCGGCGGGGCGTCGGCGCCCCGGGTCGTATAGATAACGGAGGCCGCCACACCGGCGTTGCCATCCGGGCTGTACGGCCGCACGGTGATCGGGTACGTACCAGCGCCCGGAATCCGCCACGTCGCGGTGCGGGTGACGGTCCTGGCCACTTCCTCGAGCGCCGCATTGCCGTCCAGATCGGAAAGCACCACGGTGTCGCCCACTGGACCGGTGATGGCGAAGCTGACCTGCAGCTCGGTGTACTCGGTGTCGCCCTGCACCACCTGGCGCTCGGTGATCTTCAGGTCGCTCGCCACCGGCCGGGTCTGCAGCAGGGATTCGTTCGGATCACGGACGTACTCTCCGGTCTTCACGTACTGCCAGAACTGCGGGCTCTCCGCTACCACTTCGACCGCGGCACCCTTCAGGTCACTCTCGGGCCGGATGCTGGTCACGCGCACGCGCAGGCCCGGGGTCTGCTTGAAGTCGTAGATCCACAGCGTGTCCCAGGCCGGGTTGGCCTCGCTGTTGCCCGGCAGGGCTGCATCGGCAGGCCAACCATCGGCCAGCACAAAGGTGTCGCTGGTGCCGGCAAAGGGCTGTACACGCAGCACGCGGTACACGCGTTCTCCCGGGATGCGCAGTCCAACGAAGGCGTTGCCCTGCGCGGGCGCCGGCACGGGCTCGTCAAGCTGCAGGGTGGCCCTGCCGCCTGTGATCGAAGCGCCCTTGATTCGCCCACCGAAGCCCCACTGCGTCATGTCGTGCTGCAGCGCCAGCATCGACATCCGACTGTAGGACAGGTGTTCGATATCGGTGCTGTAGCTGATTGCCTTGTACTGGTACAGGCTCTGCGCCAGGTGCCAGCGGGCCAGCATCACGGCGTGCGCCTCGGTGGTTACGCCCTCGCCCGTCACCTGGGCCGGGTTGAGCATGGTGGTGACGCCTGGGGCAGGCACGCGCAGCGTCTTGGGCTGCCAGGTCGCGCTGTCCAGATAGGTGTACTCGATGCCGTCGGCGCCATTGGTCAGGGTGTAGTCGACCTGAAACTGCCCCTTCTTGATCGTGGCCATGTTGACCACGCCCGACAGCGGCTGCTCATCGGCAGCCCAGCCAACGGACAGTCGCCCGCGTGGCCAGCTGATCTGCCCGAAGCCGGCCAGCGCCAGCACGTCCAGCACCTGCTGGTGGCTGCGGACATCCGTGATCCAGTTGTTGTAGGTGAAATTGTTGGCGGCACAGTGGAGCATGAAGGCCTTGAGGCCCTCGAGATCGATCTGCCGTTCGGGCAGACCCATGCCGGCGACCAGCGCGCGCCCACCTGGTGCGGTGGGGTCAGGCGCGTAGATGCCACGGGCATAGGCGAGGATCCACGCCCCCGCATTGCTGGTGCGCTGGGTCACCCACTCCGTGCCCGTCCAGACGGGAATCGGCATGGAATGGGCGACGCAGCGGATTTCGTCCGGAGCGCCGTTGAGCTGCCCGTTGGCCTGCATGCGGATGCCGATGCGCGGAATCCCGACGTAGCTCGCCGTGTCGCGCTGAACGCTGGTCAGCGTGGTCCAAACGAACGACGCTTCAGCACCCGAGCCGTCAGTGTTGTTGCCAGCCACGCGCACGCGCACGTCGTACTGCCCCTCGGGCACGTCGATCGCATAACTGGCACGCTGGCTCTTGTTGTTGGTGCCGCGGACGTTGTAATTGCCGAACACCTGCCAGTTGACCGTGCCGGCGGCGCGGTACTGGATCTGGATCTGGTCGCTGTTCTGCTTGTCCTTGCCCTTCGTGGACCGGTCCCAGATCTGGAACTCCACGCCTACCATCAGACGGATGGTGCCGGCGGAGCTGGTGCGCTGCACCCACGCGCTCGGCTGATGCTTGGGGTCGTTGCTGGTATCCAGCAAGGTGCCGCCGTCGGTCACATCGGCGTTGCTGTGCAGCGGGATCTCCGCGCTGGGCATCCCGGCGAAGCCGTTGTGCCACACGCGCACCCCTTCGAAGGACGACAGCAGTGCGTCGCCGTTGTAGAGCTGTTCCACGCTATGCACGTTCAGCCCGGGGGTCAGCACGAACGACAGGAACTGGTCGTCACCCTCGTAATGGGTGTAGTAGTTGCTGATCAAGTCCGGCGCGATGCGCATCGACCCGATCAGCAGGCCCACCGGCTGGTCGTGGCGAGCACGGTTGCGGCCGGCCGCGATCGAGTACGCCGACTGGCCGGGAGCACTCTGCTTCGGCTGCTTGGGCTGCAGCACGCGGTTGATGAGCACGGAGCCGGCCATGTAGATGCCGGTCGCGGCAGCGGCGCCAAGCCCCTGCACCGCGGCGCCGGCGCCCCACGTCGCCAACGTGCCGAAGCCGAAGGTGAAGTAGGTCAGCGCCAGGGTGGCCACCAGCGCGACGGCGGAGCGGCCCACCGCCCCACGGACTTCAATCACCTGGCCATGCTTCGGGTACACGAAGGGCCACATTTCGCGAGGGATGCCGCGATCGCCGCGGCCGCCGCGGCCGCCGATCAGCACCACCCAGTCCTGGTCGTCGAGGTCGGTCACGTGACGATGCAGGAAGGCGCAGAGGGATTCGCCCGGGCGCAGGTCCGCCGGCTGGTTGCGCTGGCCATCGACCAGCACCGGGTGCGGCGTCACGATCAGGCGGCCGCTGGCGGCCGGGCTATCCATCAGACCCATTCGTAAATTCCTTCGATGCGCAGGCCGAAGCCCTGCAGTTCGCGCACGCGGTGCAGGACGCTGCACCCGTGGCGCTCGTTGCTGTGGAGTACCCAGCCCTCATGGGCCAGAAAGAAGAAAACCCCGGCATGGCCGGGGTTTCGTTGTCCGTGGTCGAACATCAGGACCAGATCGCCGTCCTGCGGCGGTCCCTCCCGCAATCGCGCATAGGGCCGGGAGAGCGCCCCCAACTCGGCCTCCCCGCGCGCGCCGCGCGGCCGGCGGCTGGGCATCTCGACATGCCGGCCGAACAGTTCGCGCTGGACGCTGACCACCAGATCCGCGCAATCGGCTGAATCAGGGTCGTAGGGGATGAGCGTGAACGGCTCGACATCTGCGGGCCGCATCAGTAGATGCCCGGGGCGATGTGCGCGTTGAAGCGCAACCGCACGGCCTGCTGCCTGGTGAAGTAGTCCACCCCGCAGGCGGACGTGGCAGCCTGCGGGGTCACCGATACGGTCATCATCGGCAGGTAGTGATCCTGCTCGATGACGTTCACGTCTGCCCGGTCGGTGATCATCAGGCGCGCCGTGACCAGCTCACCAGGTGCCAACCGCTCCAGGTCTTCGGTGATAGCCCGGCCAACGTTGCTGATCACCAGCTGCGCGCGCGGTGCCTGCCCGTTGACGTCATCGGGCAGCTTGAAACCGAATTGAGCCCCAACGAAGGTCAGGCCTTGGCTTACCCAGTCGCGCTGGTCGTTGCAGATGCGCAGGGTTTCGGCAAACGAAGGTGCCGAGATTTCCAGCAGGGCCAATGTGCCTATCGGGTCCGTGACGCGCTGGCGCCGCTCGGTGAAAGTACTCATCGCATGTACTCCACGACGGTGTCGCGCCGGTAGTCGCCCAGGCCGTGCTGGTCGGGGACTAGCTGGCCGATATCGCCCTTGATGAAACGGACGGTGATGTTGGTCCCGCGATACGGGTGGCGCATGGTGAACCACCCAATCCGGCCGATCACATCGAAGTACCAAGCCTCGAACGCGTCCGCGGCGGCAAGGGTTTCGAAGTAGAGCGAGAGGGCCTGCGTCATGGCGACCGTGCTGTTGAGGACCCTCTCCTTTGCCGGGCCGCGCTCCATCTCATCCCGCTGGACAGACGGATCGAAGCCATTCTGCAGGTTGCTGAACATCACCAAGGCGGTACTTGGGAGCTGTGCCATCAGAGCGTGTCCTCCAAGCCAAACCGGGATCGCATGGCGCTGTAGGTAGAACCGGTCCCGCTTGCGACGCGCCCGCCCAACGCGTCATCGAGCTGGCCAAGCAGCACCTCGACGTCGACACCGCCCGGCCCACGCGTGGCGGTCGCCGTTGTGCCGGCCGGTGCGTTCTTGACGGTGACGTTGAGTGCGCCGAATCCAGCCACGGCAGGGTTGCCGCTGCCCACTGCGCCGCCCGTCGCGTAGCCCATCAGCCCACGGCGCATTGCTTCAACGATCCCAACGCCGCCGGCCCGGGCGACATCGGCCTGCGACCAGACCACCTCTCCCTTATGCACGATGCCTGCGGGTTCGTGGATCCCGCCCGGCCCCGTGTAGCCGCCGGTGTCGAAGCCCGGTCCCCGGCGCTTGAACAGGTCATTATTGATGCTCTGCGTGCCCGCCGTTACCGCGACGTTGCCAGCGGCCGTCACACCACCAGTGAACGCGGAGAAAGCGCCCCCGATCCAGTCCGTCATGCCCATCGCCGCCTGGCGGAAGGCGATGCGGGACAGATCAGCGATCACGGAGCGTGTGAGATCCGAGAAGCTGAGCTTTCCCCCGGTGGTGAACTTCGTCCAGGCATCTTCCATTCCACTGAACACGTTCGCTGCGGCCATGCCCAGCTGCTCGGCCGCATTGGTCGCCTGCTGCTGGTAATCCGCCCATGCAGCGCGCGCACCATTGAGCCAATCCGCCTCAGCGGCTGCCAGCTCGGCATACCCGTCACGCACGATCTGTAGACGATCAGCGGTCTTGGCCAGCAGCACGGCCTCCTCTTCCGCGAACATTTTCTCGTCGATCTGCTTCGCGTTGAGCTGCAGCTGTAGTTCACGCTGCTTTTCGGCTTGGTCGGCGTAGGCGTCGTTAATGCGCTGCTGGATCTCGTACTCTCGCTCCCCCATCCCCACTCGGCCCGCTACGGCCTGCAGCTGCCGCTCGAGCGCCTTGTTGCTTGCATCCAGTGCATTGGCGTAGGCCTTGATGACATTCGTCCGAGTGCTGGCGGCCGTTTCCTCCTCCTTGCTCAGCACCTGCAGCTTGCCTGCGCCTTCCGTACGCACCTTGGCCAAGCGTGCCTCCAGGTCGCCCAGCTGCCGGCTCACGTTGATGCCGTCCTTTCCGGCAACGTTCTGCTGCTTCAGGAAGGATATCTGTCCCTCGAGCGAGCGGGCCTCTGCTTCGGTGCTGGCCTGCGCCAGATCACGCAGTCGCTGGTAGTACTCGGTGGCCGTGATCTCACGGGCGGAATACTGCGCACGCAGCAACTGGGTGCCGGCCGTGATCGTGGCCTGTTCCTGCAGCAAATCATCGCGGTAGCCCTGCAGCCCTGCAGCACGCGACGCATTGGCCGTGCTGCCGCCCTTGGGCTTCTTGTCTTCGTACTTCTTCTCGATTGCGACCAGCGCCTGCGCTTTCTTGTCCTCGAGCGTTGCAACCTCCTTCAGGAGGTTGGCTGCGCGGGCCCGCCGAATCGCCTCATCGGCCTGGCCTGCGACCTGCGCGATTTCCCGACGCTTCTTTTCTTCCTTGCTGGCCTCTGCGTCGATGATGGCGTCCATGGCGCTGACGTAGTCGGCGGAAACGGCCTGAGCTGCCTTGACCTCGGCATCCTTGCGCTCTTTCGCCACGTCGGCAGCAATGGCCTTGATCCTGGCCGAACGCTCCTTGATGTCGTTTTCGAGTTGGGAGATATAGCTGCGGCTCGCACCCGGCAGCGCACTGAGCTGATTAAGCCGCGCCAGATCGGTCTGATTACGGGCCAACATCTCCTGCATCTGGGCACCGGCTGCGCCGAATCCGGCCTTCGCCTGCATTGCACCCCACGCCTTGGTGGCCTCAGCGAACAAATCCTTGAACCCGCGAATGACAGGGTTCTGGCTGGCACGCACCTTCGCCAGTGCCATGACCGTTTCGTCCGAGGCGGCTCTGGTGATCAGGGTGGCCGCGTCCTGGTTCCGCCCTTGCTCCTGCAACGCCTTGATCTGCTCGTAGAGCGCGACGGTCATGAAGTTGACCTGCTCGTTGAGCTTCTGGGCATTCTTGACCGGCGCGTCGGCCAGCTTCCCGTAGTTGGCCACCGTCTCGTCGACGGCCTGGCCAGTAAGCTCCTTCATTGCAATGGCCGCGTTGGCCACCGCCTGCATGTTCTGGGCGGCGACCTGCCCGTTGGCGCCGATCGCCTGAGCCACTTCGGCACCTGCGCCGGCAGTGACCTGCATCGCGTCGGTGGTCCGCTTGGCCAGGTTGATCAGGCTGAGCGTGGTTACCTCGCCCTCGTTACCGGACAGCACCAGCGCCCGCACGTAGGCTTCCTGCTGCTTCTCGGCGTCGTACCAGGCGTACATCAGCACGCCAACGGCGGCGGCCGCCGCGGTAACGGGAGTGACCATTCCCAGCACCGCCGAGGACACGCCCTTCAGCGCCGGCTCAACCCCGCCGAAGCTGTCCTTGATCTGGCCGCCCTGCTGCACCAGCACCGTGAACCACGGCATCCCACCTTGCAGACTGGTGAAGATGTCGGTGAACTGCGCCGGCAGCTGCCGCAGCGCCTGCTGCGTCTGGCCGGCGCTGACGCCAAGCTCGGCGATGCCGTTGTTCTTCGGCAGTGGCCGCGCCGCTTCGCTTTGCGTCTGCCGCAGCTCCCGGCGCAGCACCGCCATGCCCTGCTTGATGTCGTTGATGTCCGCGCTGAGGCGCACACGCAGATTGGCAGTAGGCTCAGCCATGCAAGTTCTCCTTCAGGTACTGCGCCCACGCGGCTTGGTCAGGCGTCATCGCCAGGCGCATGGCGACGGCCATGCCGGCGCGCTGCTGCCGCTCCGCACGGGCAGCAGCGGCGACAAAGGCCCGAAGCTGGGCCAGGGTGTAGGTCAGGATGTCGCGGCGCTGGTGTCCGCAGGCGATGAGCTGATGGATGAGGTCTCCCCATCCGGATTCGGCGGATTCTTCGGCCTCACCACCCTTGCCACCAGGTGCGGAAGCCGGCGGGCGAAAAAATCCCGGTTCAACCCGACGACCACCTCCACCAGGCTGGCCACCTCATCCACGGTGCCCTTGGCGATCCAGTCAGCCGGCCGATCGGTGACGATGGCGAGGGCCGAGGCGAATGCTGGAGCATCCTGCTCGAGCAGGTCCAGCACCACGGCACCGCTTTCCATCTGGGCGCCCTCGCCCAGCAGCCCCGCCGCCATCACCACGCGTCCGATGATCGAACGCGATGCCGTGATGAAGGGGGACAGCTGCTCCAGTCGCAGCGGCCCCACTTCCAGCACCTCGCCACGGAACGACACCTGCGCCGTCGGCGGCGTCACCACGTCGAAGTCGTCCATGCCTTACTCCTCCTGTTCCCAGTAGAAGTAGGGCGAGATGTCCGGGCCGGTGGCCTTGGCCGAATCCTTGACCAGCGCACCGGCGACGGTGCCGGCGGCGAACTGGTCGCCGAGCAGCCCCATCTCGTTGAGCATGCCGCCCTTTACCTTGTGCGCGATCGCGCGGACCAGCTTGCCGCCCTGGGCTTCGTTGATGCCGACGAAGTGGATCTCGTAGAACTTCTGAGACGTGACGCCAACTTCCACACGGCCGATGGCTCCGTGCTTGTAGCTGACCTTGATGTTGGCTGCCCCGTTCACCGCTGCGGGAATCGTCGAGCCGGCGGGGATGAACAGCATGCCGCGCTCCAGGCGGTAGTCCTTGCCGGCCTCGTAGGTCGTGGTACCGGCAGTGTTCTTGACGGTGGTGACCTCCGCGGCAATCCGCGCCAGTGGCACGAACGCGCCGATCGCGGCAGCGGCGGCTTCTTCCGCGATGGTCGCGGCAGCCACTGCCGTGGCCTTGCCGCGCAGCGAGCGCGCGAAGTTGGAGGGCTTGAAGTCGTGGAAGGTGTAGGACAGGTTGTACCCGGTCACGCGATCGACGCTGTTGGCCGGCCCGCCGCCGGGATTCTGGCCATCAGCCAGCTCGATGGTGTTGGTCTGCGGCGAGAAGCTGTACGCCGACACGTTGCCGATCTCTTCCAGCGGCTGGCCGCTGTTCCATTCGCGGATCAGGATGATGCCGCTACCCAGGTAGCTGTAATCTTTGGCCATGATGTTTCTCCGGTGATGCCGCTGAGCGGCTGGTTACTTGGGAATGTGGGACTGGTAGGTCACGGAAACGCCCACCCAGCCGGCGGCTGCCGACTCCGGCATCAGCGGTTCCATGCCGAGATAGACGGGGTACGTGAAGCCAGGCGGGAACCTGCGTTGTTTCTGGGACATCGCCATCTCGATGTCGGTTACCAGATCGTCCAGACGCTCCTGCAGGCGATCGGTGTCCGCCGGCAGCTTTGCGATGACAGCTACGGTGGTAAGGCGGTGGGTCTGCACCTGAGCGGCGTCAGCGGCGCGCTGCTGCTTTTCAATCAGCGCGGTGAAAACGCCGGTGCCGGTCGCGTCACCCGGACGCGGCTCCAGCGTCCAGTCCGCACCGACGTTGGTCCTGTAGCCGTCGTTGATCGAGATGACCGACAGGCACGCGGCAAAGGCGTCGAGCAAGCGACGGCGCGGGCTCGGGCTATGCATTGGATACCTCCCAGACCTGCGACGACTCATCGCCGCGGATCTTCTGCTCGAGCTTCAGCCGTCGGCCTGTTGCGTCAATCTGCACGATGCCACCGCCTCGCGGCGAGACTTCAGCCAGCTGCAGGGTGACGCGGTTATACGGCGTGCTCACCGCAACACCCTCCGCGTCGAAGTCCTGCACCCCCTCGTCGTGGAGGGCGGTGCACGGCACCGGTACGGGAGTGGCCACGCTGTGCTGATAGGTCGCCCCGTCGGCGATTCCGGCTCCCTTGAAGGCGGCGAACATGAGGGCGTCGATGCCTTGGAGAAACGCTTTCTGGTTCATTCTCTTGGCCTGGCGGTTTGCATGGCCTTCTCCAGCTCGCGCTTCAGGAAGAACGGCATCAGCCTCTTCCAGGTGTCGTCGGCCATGCCGAAGATGTCGTAGCGCGGCCGGTACTTGGCGGTGCCGGTAAAGATGAAGATCGAGCGCACGGCCGAGCCCCACGGGGTAGCGATACGCTCATAGATGCCGGGCCGTAGAGCGCCCCGACGCTTGGGCAGCACGAAATACTCGCCGCCTCGCTTTTTCTTGGACCGCCGCCGGCGCTTGGTGCTGACGTCGGTCTGGTCCTGGTACTGGTCGCGGGATGCGCCCAGCTGCGACAGGATTCTGGTGATCTGGCCTGCAGGAAGATTCCCGTAGGCGTTGGCGTTCGCCCCCCTGCCCAAGACAGCGAACTGGCTGGGCGAAAGCAGGCCGCGCTGCTGCAGCAACCGCTCGAACCCCTTCTTACGACGCTCACCACCCTCTACCTCAGCGAGCAGGTACTTGGCTGGCGGCGTGCCCTTGAACGCCTCGTCGCGGATGAAGATTTCCGCATAGGGCTGCTCCTTCGTGGCCTTGCGGTACATGGCCGCATTGACCGTGAGCGGCGTGGGCCTGTCGAAGACGCGCGGGGCCGTGCGCTTCCAGCGCTCGCGTATCTCAAAGGCGACGGCGTTGGATGCCTGGCGCGCGGCGAAAGGAACTTGTTGGGTCTCCAGCTCGGTCAGCTGGCGATCGAAGAGACCGTCTGGATCCACGCCGATCTTGATCTGGGCCATGGTGTGCTCCCCTACCCGGCCCGCTGATGCGGGCCGGGTGCCGGCGGCTTACTCCTCGGAGTCGTCCGCGCCACGCTTCAGCCGCACCACCGCGTCCGGGCGGGTGTTGAGGCTCAGGGGGTTGGACTGGCTTTCCAGCTCGATGCCCTTGTCCATGCGCAGCTTGGCCGTCTTGGTGTAGTACGGCAGGCCCTTGGTACGGACGGTTTCCAGGTAGTCGGCCGGGGCGAAGCGCGTGATGAACATGTCCGGCACGCCCAGCGGGAACGCGATGGCTTCGCCTTCCGGGATGAACGGATTTTCGCCGATGCCGCCCGGCAGCTCCTCGAAGGTCACGCCAGCGAAGGTGAAGCCCTGGCGCATGTCATCACGCAGAGCGGCGCCGTCCTGCCAGCGCGAGTAGGCGTCCTTCACCTGCTTGTGCTCGGTCAGATCGTCGAAGAAGCTGGCGCTGCAGAAGACGTGGATGCCACGGTGCGGCACCCCGCCCAGCTTGGCTTCGATCTCGCGCTTGATCGCCAGCACCTTCGCACGCACGCGGGTATCAGCAGTACCGAGCTGGAGGCCCAGCACGGTCTGCTCCACGCCGAACTCCTCGTACAGATCGACAATGGTCGAGCCGTCGGCGTCCAGCACCTCGCCGCGCAGGGCCCCGATGCGGTGGTATTCGATGGTGTAGTCCAGGTCGCGCTTGTGGACGGCCTGCAGGGCATTCACAACCGAGGCCACGTTGGTGCCCGTCGGGTCGTTGACCGGGTCATACACGCCCAGCAGCTGGTCGGCCATGACCGTGGAGCGCTGCGGCAAGTGGGTGGTCTCCAGCAGCTTGACCTTGCCACGGGCCAGGCCCTTGGGCTGCGCCGGCGAGCCGCGCGGCACGTTCGGCACCAGCACCAGCTTGTCGCCGGCCAGGCCGACCTTAACGATGGTGGTGCCGACCAGGCCGTCTTCCTGGAACAGGTTCATGTCCGCGATCCGGGTGTGGATACGCGGCAGGTTGTTGATGTAGGCGTTGAGCTGATCGAAGGTCAGTACGCCCAGTGCGAGCAGAGTTGCCAGATCCATAGTGGGTGAGTCCTGTGGTAGATCGGGGGAATGAAAAAGGCCCCGACTGAGCGGGGCCTTGGTAAGCAAGCGGTGCGGCTGTTACGCGCCGCCAGCGGCGGCAATGGTGATGGTTTCGGTGATGGCTTCGCCCAGGCCAGCGGCGGTGACCTTCAGGGTGTAGTCGCCCGCAGCCGAGAACGTCACCGCGTCCCAGGTCACCACACCGTTGACGGCAGCCTTCGCCCCACCGCCGACGACGTTGCCCGGGCCGGTGGCTTTTGCCAGCGTCACGCTCGCCGCGCTACCAGTGACCAAGCCGCCGAAGATGTCCTTGATCTTGGCCACCACCGGATCCACAACGACACCTGCCGTGCCGGCGGCCGGAGCGGAGGAGAACTTCAGATTGTCGGCGGTGTTGGATGCAACCGGCTTCTTGGTCCACCGCACGATGATTCCGGACTCGGCCAGGCTCAGCGCACTGAGCAGCTTCTGGTCGTCGGTGGCGTTACCGTAGGAAAGCATCTCACCGAACACCTCGGCGTCACGCACCACCGCAGTGCCCTTCGAGGGCAACTCCGTTCCGGGGTCACCGGTGTCCACCGCACCATAGAGGACCTTCACTGCCTCCGCGCCGTCTTCCGCCGCGGTGTTGTCGGCCTTCAGCAGGGCCCCGGCCGGCAGCACGCCCTGGCCGGCCGGCAGCACGACCAGTTCGCGGCTCCGCTGGCCGCCGGCCTCCGACAGCAGGAACTCGGAGTTGCGCACGCCCTTCAGGTTGATTTCCATGTTTCTTTACCTCGCTCGCATTTGATAGATGTGGTTGGGATCCAGCTGGGCCTTCGCCGGGTTGGCCTGTTTTGCGGCGTCCGCCGCCGGCGTGGTGGTCACGATCTGGGTGCTCTCGCCTTCCGTGGCTTTCATGGACAGCAGCTGCATGCGGACCGTCGCCAGATCGGTGTTCTCCTTGATGAAACCCGGCGCAAGCGAAGCACCGTCCCGCAGTGCGGCCGCGCATGCGTCCTGCACCGCGACGGCGTATGCGAGCGCTTCCTCTGCCCCTTCCTCGCCCTTGACGCCGCGGCGAATCAGAGCGATTCCGACATCGGAGGGCAGGTCACTGCCGGCAACGGCGCTGGCCAATGCGGCCGCAGGGGACGCCGTCGTGGCAGCCGTCTCGGGCCCGGCTGCCGCAGCGTCACCCGGCGCAGCCCCCGGCTCTACGGTTGCAGCAGACGCCTCGACGTCGTCTGCCTCCGGATCACCAGGCGGCACAGAACCCGGCGCGCCCTCAGCGCCGACGTGCGCCAGCAGGTCGTGCCAGGTGCCAAGGCGCGTGGCGAAGCCCGCATCGACTGCCGCCTGCCCTTGGAAGCACGCAGCCTCGGTGGCACGCACGGAATCCGCACCAACGCCGAGGTTGCGGGCCACGGTGTCGACGAACATGCCGTAAAGCGCATCAATGTTGGCCTGCGCCGAGGCGCGCGCCGCGTCGCTCAGGGGCATGTGGGGACTGAGGTCCACCTTGCGGGAACCGGCATAGATCGGCGTTGCTCGCAGGCCCATGCGTTCGTCGGCTGCGCTCCAGTCATAGTGGTACGCCACTACGCCGACCGAGCCGACGCCGCCGGTGCGGCTGATCCAGATCTCATCACAGGCCGTGGCCAGCGCGAAGCAGGCCGAATACGCGTTGTCGTCGACCAGTGCATAGATCGGCTTCTTACCGCGCGCGGCGTAGATGTGATCCACCAGGTCGAAGCAGCCCGCCGCCATTCCGCCGGGCGAATCGAGACGCAGGATGATGGTGCCTACCCGGTCGTCCTCGATCAGCTCGTCGAAAGTACCGCGCAGCGCCGCATAGCTCATGGGGCCGGCACCACTGGGACCGGGCATCGGCCGATTGACCAGCGCGCCGGATACGTTGATGACGCCGATCAGCGAGCGATCGGGCGCAACGGTGTCGCCGGCGTCAGGCAGCTCCAGACGCTCGGTACGCATTTCGGTGTCAGCGCTGGTGACCTCGCCCGTCAGGTAGGCACCTATGATGGCTTCGCCGTGGACCTGGTGCACGAGCAGCGGACTGTTGAGCGCTACCGCCGCGAGCGAGGACACAACCGGCGCGCGGCTGCCGCGGCCAAAGATACGGGCCAGAAGGCCGGGCTTACTGTTCATCGTCTTCCTCATTGGGGTCTACGGCGCCGGCGGCGCCTTTGTCTTCCGCAGCGCCTTGCAGCGCGCCTGAGCCATTGGTACGGCGGGGGTCGCTGTCGTAGATCAGGCCCTTGTCATCGGTCCGCTGGTTGTCCGCCGCGTTCTCTTCGTCCACCTGCTCGGGATCTTCGCCAGCCCCCAGCACCACCTTGGAGCGCGACTTGAAGCCAGCCCGCACAGCCTTCAGCTCTGCGCTCACGTCCTGCACCGGGTGGCTCCACGGCCAGCCTTCGGGCACCCACAGGGTCTCGGTCACTTCATCGCGCAGCTCGGCATACCCAGGCACCAGAAGCAGGCCTGCCAGCACCGCTTGGTCGTAGAAGGCGTCGCGCACTCGCTGGCAGAACATCGGGATCATGTAGAGCCACTGATCCTGCTCGATCACCCGCCTGAACTCGTTGAGGATCAGGCGCAGGGCACGGTCGGAGACGTTGCGCAGGTCGCCGGTGAGCACTTCGTAGGGCACGTCCTGGCTCGCGCTGATCGCAAGCAGATGTCCACGCAGAAACTCGGCGTAGTCAGACCCTGCGCCCGGCGGCGCCGCAAACTTGACGTCGTATCCCGGCGGCAGCTCAGACATGGTGGCGGGCTCAAGTCCGCCGAGTGGCGTGCCGTCGATGTCGTCACCAGTTACCAGGTCGCCGATCATTGGCGTGCCTTCGCCGTCCTCCTGCGGCGCAGGCGTGGTGAAGAAGCCCGCGAACAGATTGGCAATCGCCTGTCGTTCCAGCACCGCGTCATCGAGGCGGTCCAGGTTGAACATCCGCAGCAGCGCAGGCGCGGAAGTCGGCACACCCCGGATGGCACCGGCGCGGTTCGGCCGGTAAAGATGCATGACCTGCTCGGCCGGCACGCGGACCAGCTCACTACCGTTGATCCCGACATGGAAGTCGCCCGGGTGCTCACGGTACATCCAGTAGGCCACACGGCGACCGATATGATCGAACTCGATTCCTTGGCGGATCGCATTGCCGTTGCTGGCCTCGCCGTAGTAGTGCTGCGGGCACTGTTCCGACTCAATCAGCTGCACCTGCAGCGGAACGGGCAGCCCGTCCTCCGGACGACGGAACCGGATCCGCGCGAACACCTCCCCGGCCTCCTTCCATTCCCGCCAAGACAAAGCCTGCAGCCCGGACCAATCCAGCACGCCATCAGCGTCGGCGTATTTGCCCCAGCGCTTCCACAGGCCTGCGACCTGGGCTTTGTGGGCCTTGGTGCCCCAGATGGCTTTGGCTTGGATTCCAGTGGCGATGCCGTTGGACACGCTCTTGTTGAGAGCGCTGACCATCCACGGATCATTGCGTGCCAGGTGGCGCGCGCGCGCCAGCACCGTGGGCAGGCTGAGCAGCGCTGCGTTCGGACCAAGCGACGCCGGCCGGAACATCCGCAGCCTTCGCCCCATGCCCGCGGCGCGGTAGGTGCCCTCGTCGACCTCAGACATTGCCGCTGCCTGACTGGTAGAGGCGGATGGTGCGCCGCGCGCGCGGCCTGCCAGGCGCCTGCGCCGCCATCTCGCCACGCATCTGGCGCAGCGTGCTGCGCATCTCCTTCAGGCTCTGATAGGTGACGGTGCGATCGGCGTACCGCACGGTCAAGATGCCGCTGGCGATCGCGCCTTCCAGCGCAGCGATTTGCTCATTGGTGAATGCCATATCAGCGTCCCAGGTACTTACTTCGAATAACGCGTCGGGTGCGCGTGCGCGCCGGCGGCGGCGCAACGTCGTCAGCCCTGACATCGGGGTTTTCGTCCCATTCCGCGGCCCATGCCGGCGGCGCCTTCCAGTCGATCGACGGGACCTTCATCCAAAGCGCCAAGCCCTCTGCGTACACGCTCAAGTCGAAGGCTTCGTTGCGGCGTCCGGCGAGGTTCTTCCAGCCATTTGCTGTGCGCGTCTCTGCGGTCAGCTCTGCGTAGAAGGCCTCGGGCAGCCAGTCCGGGAAGTGGTAGAAGCCAGGGCCCGGCTCGGCGCGCTTGACGTTCGCGTCGACCGTGTCTTTCAGCCGATCAGCGTTCAGCAGCAGCTGTGGAACGTCGCCGGCGGAGCCGGATTTACGGTCCTTTCGCTTGCTGCTGTCGGGATACGTTTCCTTGAACAGCGCGGCGTCCCGCTTCGTACCGCCCTTCACCAAGCGGACGCGCCCGTGCAACTGGCGCTTCTTGAGCGACCGCCAGAACTCCAGTGCTCGCACCGACGTGCCTGACTTGCCGCCCCAGTCGATGCCGACGGCGCGAATCGGCATGCTGCGGCCGGTTTCATCGCCCAGCGGATAGCGCCTGGTGATGACCTTGTCGACCAGCCGCTCCCAGTCCTCGAGGTACTTCGGCGGGTCAAGCGGCAGGAAACCACCGGAACCGTCCGGACGTGTCGACGTGCGCAGGGTGAAGGAATCCACCACCCAACGCTCCAGCTGGCCCGCTTCGTTCACGCCGAACCCCAAAACCAGCACCACGAACCGGTTGGCTTGGTTGTCCACGGTGGCGACGAGGAAGCGCACGCCGGCGGGCACATAGCCGGAAGGCCACGTCTCCGCCCGCTCCTTCATTTCGTTCGGATCGCTCGAGGACCTGGCCGCCATCGGCACGTAGTTGATGGCTCCGTCGACGTTGTGCGTCGTCTTCAATGGCCGTTCTTCGCCCGTGCTGGCAAAGGTGCGCATTGCCTGCAGGTATCGCTCGATCAGCGACTCCCAGGACTGGTACGCCGCGGCGACGCCGCCGAGCCAGTAACTGGCAATGCGCGTCTCCAGCGGATCGCCGCTGATGCTGCCGTCCGGATGAACGATCTGCCCTTCGCCGGCCCATACGCCGGCTTGGTTCATGTCGTCCTTCCAGCGATGGTGCAAACCCACGCCGCAGCTCGGGCAGTGCAGCAGGGAGTAATGCCTGGCCATCTGCTGGATGTCGTCCACCAGCACGCGCTCGAGCAGCTCATCCATCGGAGGCAGAGCGAACCCGTCGTAGCCGGGAGCCGCCATGAACCGATCCCCGCACTCCGGGCAGGGCCAGTACCAACGCCGGCGATCGCCGCGCGCATAAAGCGCCGCGATACCGGCAGCGGGCGGGCCGTGGTGAGGGTGCGTTGGCTTCCAAGCACCGTCGGTGTAATCCGTGGCAGGGCTCGACTCGGCTACGACCATGCCCGCTGACATGAAAGTCTGCGTCCGCTTGAGCGCCAAGCCGAAGCATTCGTCGATTCCCAAGTCGCCGGTGTAGTTATCCACGTCCGTCATCAGCACGTCGTGGATGTCCTTGCCCGACAGCACCGAGATCGACGGCCAGCCCATGCGGAGCGACATCCCTGTCCGGAAGAACTTCAGCAGGATGTTGTCGTCGTGCGCGCGGGGGCTGAGTCGCTTCCGAAGCTCTGGGCTTGCCGCGATGCCACGTGCGATACGGGTCTTGCTGTAGTCCTCCGCAGCATCCTTGGACATCTGCACGACCATGGTGTCGGCAGGGTTGCAGGTGATCAGGTAGGCCAAACGAGCATCGATGAGGGAGATCGTCTTGCCGGACCGCGCCGGCCCGACGAACACCACCGCTTCATAGTGCCGGCTGCCCGTCATGTCCAGCGGCTGGACCATGTAGGGAGAAACCGAGGGATCCCACTTACCCGCGGCGCCGCTGGCGTTGGCCACATGCAGCGCTTTCGCACCTTCGCTGACCTTGATGCGCCTGGGCGGCCTGATCATCTCCGCTACGCCTCCGCGCAGCTCACGCGCTGTCGCGTAGGTCATCGGTAATTGCCTCGAACATTGTCTGGCGCACGCCGTCACAGGCGTCCTGGACCTTCACCACCTGTTCCGGGGTCAGCCCCGCCTTGCGCTCGAGGACGTCCGGGAGGGTGTCGAAGAACTGCACGACCTTTTTGACCAACTCGGCGTAGTCCGCCTCGACCTCGGCGGCAGGTACAAGCTGTCCGGTCGTCGTTTCGACCTTCAACCGTTCGTTCTCAGATTGGTAGAACGCCCGGCGCTCCATCGGGGGCAAGTCGCGCGGGTCGACGACGCCATCCGCGCCAACGACGCCTGGCACCTGCACCAAAGCGATGGCGGCGTCGGCCAAGCGGTAGACGTCGTGACCAGCACGCTTGCCAAATGGCGCAACGCCAGCGTCTCGCAGCCGCTTGGCGGCGGTTCGCCGGTCCATGCCGAACTCGTCCGCCAGGCGGGCGACTGACCAGCCTGGAGAGAAGTCACGAATGTCGGCCATGTCCTACTCGATGTACAGGTCGTCCTACCTAAAAAGTGCCCTTTCTCCCGGGGAAATCCGACAAAACGCGGGCCCTGTGGTGGAGCATCCTAGGGGCCGAAAAACGCTTAATTACCGGGGTCCGAATCCCCCCCGGTAGCGACAGATGTCGTCAGGGGCCCCGCTCGTTCAGCTTTCTGTGTATAACCTGTTGACTTCGATACGCAGCGAGGTTTCACGAGGATGTTCCACAGGTGGGGTCGTGAAGCGGAGGCGGCTGGAGCGAGGCCCTATCAGCCACCGGGGACCGGCTTGCCCTGGACCTGTTCTACCCCGTCGAGCTGGGCTTCGTACTGCAGCAAGCAGCGTTTCCGGCCGTTGCTGACAGCGAACACCTCGGAGGGTTCACCATCACGGCTCCAAACGCAGCGCTTCGTCAGCGCTGAGTCAATGGGCACATAGGTCGCCACCGGAACTCGCACAACCGTGGTAGCTGGCGGATTGAACTTGGGCTGCTGACCGGCGCATGCGGTCAGCAAGAAGGCAGCTGTGATGGTGATGCGGCGCATTTCAGTACCCTTTGAGTGCTGGGCAGGCGGAATCGAGCAGCTCCAGAGCGGCCTTGCAGGTGTCGGGGCGATCTTCGTATCGCTCTTTCCAAGTCGCTGCGTCACGTTCAGACGCCTCAATCTTGCCGGCCAGGTCGTTGAGAGCGATCGCGCTTTCCTTCCTGAGCCGCTCGAGCTTGTCCGCTTCCGCGCGCAACACGGTGGCCACCTCGGCAAGCCGGGCGTCCCTTGCGTCCACGTCGGCCTGCAGCCGGTCGGCATCCGCACGCCAGTCGGCTTTCACCTTGACCACCTGCGCGCTAAGCTCTTGGATTCGCTGCTCCCGCTCGTAGGCGGTCAAGCCGGACACGAGACAACCGAATGCCAGCACCGCGCAGAACACCTTCATAAGGCTGCCGGGCTTTCTCAGCCACCGGACGATGCCGGTAAGCCAACCGACGATCAGGGCCCAGAGGGCGGAGAGCAGTTGCAGAACGCTGTTCATGGGGACGTGCCTCCATTTGCGCCAGTCGCCCGCTCCACCAGCTTGAGGTAGCTCGGCAGCAGGCGGCGGATGACGACTCCGGAGATGCCTGCCAGCGGTAGCTGGGGCGCGCCGGCGAGTGAAGGGAACCAGAAGCCTGCGACAGCGATGACCCAGGCAGCGAGGATTGCGTAAGCGATCACCGCGACGGCCAAGGCCAGCAGGCGGGTGCCGCTCTGGATCCATCGGCGCCCGCGCGGTCGGGCTGCATCGGCAGAGACCCGCTCTGCGTCCTTCTCCGGCAGTAGCAGCACGCCGATGAGGGCACCGGCGATGGCCACCAGCAGCACCGACTGAGGTACACCGAGGATGATCCGCTCGGCCTGCCGCAGGGCATCAGCCGCCGCCGGGCCCACCACCACGGCGGTAAACATGCCAACGGCGGTCTTGAGCGTGCTTACGGGCTCAGTCACTTCGGGCCGTCCTTGGGCGCTGCCGCCCTCACAATCTCAGCGGTGGAATCGACGCTGGACGTCACCTTGGTGAAATCGGCGGGATGGCACCGCTCAGCAGCTGCCTTGGCCCGGTCGAACACGGAAAGGAGCTGCTCCAGCTTGTGCTCATGCTGCCCATACCCGGCGCCAGGCAGGCTGGCCCAGATGTTGCGGACCGCAGCGATAGCCTCGGAGATCTTGCCGGCTTGGATCAGCGGAAGCGCCCTGCGCTCCCGGATCTGCTGCACGGCAATCAGATCCTGACTCAGGGGGGTGAAGTCCTTCAGGCCCAACGACTTGCGATAGGCGTCGAAGTAGCGGCGCAGGAGCTGGTAGCGCCCCGCCGCGGTGGATTGGATGCCCAGCCTGGGCAGGTCCACCAGCACCCGGGGGTGATCTGCGTAGCCGGTGTACATTTGTCCACCCACCAGCACATCGTAGCCGCGGTCCTTGGTCGGCTGCCTCCCGTTATCCGTGCCCTCCGACCAGGCGAGCATGTCGAGGAAGGCCACGACGTTCACGCCGCCAGCCTGTTGGGGAGTGATCTGAGCCATGGCGCGCTTTTCTCGTAGGGTTGCCCGCCCCCCTGCCGGCTTGACGCGAGGGTTGATCCGGTCTCGGGGCGGGCAATAGGATTATCGAGCCGAGGCTCGGCTATGTGACATAGATCAGCTCAGTCCGCGCCACGCCGGCGCCGCCCCCGACGGTGTAGCGGATGGGGACCTCCCTCCGCTCGAACTGGTCAAACAGCCGGCGCATCTCGGGGTGGTCGTTGATGGTCAGGATCGCCCTGCCCTTCAATCCCGCCATCGTGGAGGCAAGCTGCTCGTACTGCTGCAGGGGAAAGGGTTCCCCATAACCGGTGGTTTCCCAATACGGGGGATCCAAGAGGAACAGCGTCTCGGCTCGGTCGTATTTCTCGACACATCGCTGCCAACCAAGGTTCTCAACCACGACGCCTTGGAGCCGGAGGTGTGCGTCGCTCAGGTCCTGCTCCAGCCGCATCAAGTTGATTCGTTTCGTGGAGGTCGGGCCGACGCCGAACGTCTGCCCCTCTAACTTGGCGCCGAAACTCAGCTTCTGAAGGTAGTAGAACCGGGCTGCACGCTGGATGTCGGTCAGCGTTTCCACGTCTTGGAGGTGGGCCCACCGATACATCTCTCGGCTAGTGAGGGACCACCTAAAGTGGCGGACGAACTCGTCTAAGTGGTTGGCCACGACACGGAAAAGCCTGACCAGCTCGCCGTGCGTGTCATTCAGGACTTCGATCTTTGCCGGTGACCGCTCGAAAAGCATCGCTGCGCTTCCGGCGAAGGCTTCGACATAACAGGTGTGGGGCCGCTCATTGATCAGCGGCAGGAGGTTCTTCGCCAGGCGTGTCTTGCCACCCGGCCATGGGAAAAGGGTTTTTGTCTTCAAAGTCTCAGCTATTGCGACATTCGTTAAGCAAACTGCACGCGCTCTCCGGAGAGCGGCAGGGCCTAGGTCAATGGCACGCGGCTGAAACGCGTGTACTGCGGCGGCGGCTTGATGCCTGCAAGCATCAAGTCGCCGCCCTGCTTGATGGTGGAGCGGGCCGTGGGAATCGAACCCACCTGGTCACCTTGGAAGGGTGAGGCCTGACCAATCGGCCAGGCCCGCAAACGGAAAGGCCCCGCCGGGGGTCGGCCCTGATTGTCACTTGTGGAAATTACGGGAATCCCCGTAGTTCGGAATGGTGGGGCGACGTGGAGTCGAACCACGCGAGTCTCAGACGCCAGATTTACAGTCCGGCCCGGCGCCCATCTGGCAGCTCGCCCCTTTGCTGGCGCACGAAAATAGCGAAGCCGCAGGTGATCGAGCCTCCCGAGCTCGAGCCTACGGCTTCATATGGCGGGTTACTTTCTTCGCCCACGGTAGCAAGACTGAACTACTCCTGGTTCCCAAATCAAGTGCGGTAATGTTGCTTACCGCACCTACCGCACCGTGCGCAAAAATTAAGCTTTCCCCTGCCAAAATTTTTACTAGGACGGCGCGCGCGACGTCTGCACTGCAACGCAATGCCAAGCTTATCGCCGAGCTTAGCCTGCTGCTAGCAGATCAGGACCCGTCAAGCAACTCGTTCATGTACGTTACCGCACTCATCCCGAGAGACCCAAGGGCCGGCTGCTCACTGAAGCGTTTCCAACAAAACTCTATGCAAGTCGCGACTGGCTCATCGATGTGCGTGCAGCTCGTATCGTCCTACCGCTGGGCTAACGGGACCTTGTCTGGATCACTCACAGTCCAGCCAGACGCCGCATCCGCCCGAGTACCAGGGGAATTCGCACGCTATGGTCCTCGGAAGGATGAAAGTGCGACTGCATCGAGTCGGCAAAGGCCACATCGGCAAGCAGAGCATCAAATTGATCCTCGATGTACTCCCTAACTGCTCCCCCTAAGGCGACCACTTCGTCCACTACAGAGGGACGCCCGTCGATCAAATTGACGATGTCTTCGATGTCATGATGAAGGTAGTCGCCGTTTCCCCTGCCACTGAACGCTCCTAGCTTGGTCGCCAATAGATAAGGAGCAGTGACATGCCGTATCGTTCGCCCACTGGGTAGAGTGTAGAGCGCTGCGTCGCGCGCTGCAGGCTCGAACCAAGGATTTCCGAATCCCAGGATCGATTCTTCGATCGGCACCACGTCCACAATTAACGAGCCAAGTTTGAAGCGACAGACAATGTCTCCATCTTGGAAGCCGAGGGCGCGCAGCTTATGGCATAGTTCTTCATAGCCGGTGTATGTAGTGACCTCGGCAACGAGATCCACGTCGATCGTCGCGCGAACCTCAGGTCGCGTTTCATCTGTAATGAGTATTCCCACTGCACACCCGCCAACTAAAGCGAGCTCTGGAAGAACAGGCTCCAAAGCTGCCGCCGCAAGCTCGAGAATTGCGAGATTCGCCTGTTGCCGAATCATGCGAGACATTGCCTCAGCTTGATTGCCGCCAGTTCGCGTTCACGCGCGGCGCCTGCTCTAATTGCGTCAACAAGCGTTAGTACATCGTAGAGCTTCGTGTCCGCCTGAGCCGCAACCGGCACAGAGGGATAAAGCGGGTATAGCGCTATGCCGCGAACAGTGCCGCCGGTGAAGGGCCAGACAAAGTCCGTCCCATCGGGCGAGAAGTTCTCGCGGAGCGCTGGTGCGGACGCCCCAGTCGGCATACCTACTGCCGCAGTGCCAAATGTGGGAGGGAAGCAATAACGCACACCATGCAAGATGAATTCTTCTAGGGCGCCGCGGACCGGTTCAGTGCTACCAGCGATCTTGGAGAGCAATCCCGCGGTCAAGCAGCGCGCAACGCAAGCATGCGTTTCTGAGGCGGAGATCCCTAGCTCTGCCCCCAGCCTCGCATAGACAATCGGCCAGTCCCGGCTGACTGCGATCTTAGTCGCTACGACCAGATCTTGTGGTTTCAAAACTGCTTGACGATTGGCCATCAGGGTACGCCTAGGTCCACGATCACCAAATACTCTCACAAAACGGCAACGCTACGTCGTATTCGCTATTCGCGAATAGCGAATACCCAGTTTGAATTGAGTTCCTAAAATAAAACTGCTTTGTTTTCAATAGCCTACGCATGGTTTTGAAAACTGTTGCGCATGTGGTTTAATTGCCACGTCATCGCCAGTTGAGGGAACCCATGAACGTCGCCATTAGGAAGAAGAGCCCGCGTGCGCCTTCAAGTTCTCTTCCGGATGCGTTTGAGAGGGCGCTGAAGATCTATGCAAAGGAGCGGCTGCATCCAATGCCCACCGAGGTGTTTGCTCAAAATATGGGCTACAAATCGGCCAACAACGGCACGGCGTTGCAGATGATTGCCTCTCTAAGATACTTTGGGTTGGCCGAACGAGTGTCTGACGGCGTCCTAGCGATCTCAAAGGACGTGGAATCGCTCAAGTTTGCTCCCAGCGACTCTCTTAAAGCGGACCTGCTGAAGAAGTTTCTTCGCACGCCGGCGCTGTACGAAGAATTGCTCGACAAGTACGCGTCTGCCCTTCCTTCGGATCCCAACTTAAGGTATGAGCTCATACAGAGAGGCTTTGCCCCATCGGCGGCAGAGTCTGTGCTCATTGCCTTCCGGCAGTCGGTGGAGTTCGCTGGATACTACGCACAAGGCGAGGCTGGCGGCATAGAAAGCATGCGTGAGCACGAAGAGGCGGCGGATCCACCGCCTACGGCTGTACCCGCGTCGGTCGGCGCGATAGCGGCGCAGCAATACAACTCACCGATGGCGCGCGCTGAAGACTTGATGCAAGACGAAGATCGCATCCCTGTAAGACTTCCGGGCGGACGACGCGCATGGCTCGTCATTCCGTCGCCATTTTTTGAAGCCGATAAAGCTCGCTTGAGAGCTCAGATCGACCTGCTTTTCACAAGCGAAGATGAAGACGGCGATAGCGGCGCTTGACCCGCCCGCTCGTGTGACGCGTATGCCGCAGCGCATCCTCTACGTGCGGCAACGCGAAGCCTGGAGATGTTGGTTCGACCGGAAGTTATCTAGGGGTGCGAGCAGCGCCCCGCACAGCTTGCAGACAGTTAGTTAGTCTCATGGCCTACAACGGGCGCATCAGACGCCTGAAAAAAGCCTAATCCGAAACTCACGACGGGCATCCTCAAGTGCCTGACAGACCGTGCCCCCGGCGATCTTGTAGACGACTAGGTAGTTCCCTTTCCGCATCTTCACCGCGCGCGCGGCCTCCGCCGATGGGCGCTTTCGCTCTGGCCACACAAGGTCGTCGGCAGCATCCTGCAGCACCAGCCGCAGTCGCCACCGATCTGCCGGACATTCCAGCTGGAGGGGCACGTGGCCGTCGTAATGGTGCAGCGCGCGCACCACCCGCTGCAGTGCCAACCGCCCGAACCGGGCGAGGTCCACACCCTCGGCGCGCAACGCCACCGCCAACGCCGCCGCCTTCGCCAGCGGATCGCGCATCATCCCCAGCGCCCCGGCAACGTCCGCCGAACTCATCGGGGGCAGTGTCGCCCTGCCCTCTACGGGCACACGGTAGCTGCCCGACACGACCATGCGTGCCAGCAGCTCCAGCGGATCCCGCGTGCTTTCGGTCCCAAGCCACTTGGCGGGCTGGGCTCCAGCGCGCTCTGGCACCTCGGGCAGCGCTGCCGCAGGAAGGGTGTTCCACTGCCGGGCTGCCTCGTCAACGGCGCTGCCTTCATTTGAGGTGATCAGCGGTCCCTTGGCCCCGCACACGATGCATGCCACCTGGGCGGTCGATGCACCACGCTTCGCCGCGTGTACGCGCACACCAACTCGCCGTTCGCCGCAGTTGGCACATGGAGTGAGCGGGTTCATGCGGCTATGCACCCGTCGACGTCGCCGACCTCGTCCGCTATCAGCTTCGAACGACCGTCCTGCCAGGCAAGCCAGGAGCTGCCATCTACACGGCACAGGATGGGTCCGGCTTCACCGGCGAGGTAGAGATGGTGGGTGGCCTCGTCCAGGCTTTCGAAGGTGGGCAGCGTGCTCATGCCGGCACCGTCAGGTGCTGCGCGCGGGTGTGGTCCGCCGGCGCCCAGCCGAGCTGTTCGCGGTTGATCAGCTCAGCGAGCCGAGTCAGCCCCTTCGCGGTCACAAGCACCTGTTCGTGCACGCGCTGGACGTCGTCCCTGCCACCGGTAACGATGGCTTTATGGCTGAGCACGCCCGTGTTGAGCCGGGGTTGATAGGCGAGCCAGTTGCGGCTGCCGGCCCGGCGATAGATCCAGCCGTTCTGCTCCAGCCACGCGAACAGCTGGCGGGGCTTGATCTGAAGCATCTTTGCCGCGGTGGTGATGTTGAACGCACCGTCGGCGCCTGCGAGCTGCTGCAGCGCGCGCACCTGCGGTTCCTGGTGGTGGACCCGCGCCTGCAAAGATTCGACCCGCTCGGTATAGGTCAGCAGGAGGCCACGCAACGTCGCCGGGTCGTCCAACGCCACCAGCGGGCTGGGCCCAGCCGGCGCGGCCTGCAGCTGGTCGTAAGCTCGGATCACCTGCAGGTGAAACGCGGCGCTGATCCACATCGCGTAGGCGTACACAAGCTCACGCGCCACGTAGGTGCCGCCGCCGCGGCCGACGCGGGTGTCGATCGGGTAACTACGGGGATCTGCGGATTTGGCCAGTTCTTCGACCAGGTCTTCGGTCTGGCCCAAGCGGATCCACTCACCCGGCTGGTGCCGCCGCTCCCCGCCCGACGCGCGGTGCAGGTCGTTAAGGCAGAAGCGCCCGGCCTCATCGCGGCGCACCGCGGCGCTGCCAATCATCATCTCGCTCAAGAGAAATCCTCCGTATTCCAACCGCCGGCGCCATCGGGCCAGCAAACCTTTACGGCGAACATCGGAAACACCGCTGCCGCCACCTTGACCTTCACCTTCGCGTCGTCTTCGGCGAAGTACTTGCCGTTCCCGCGCTTGCGCCCCTTCACTTCGTGCAGCTCGAGCACGCCATCTCCGAGCTGCACCACGAAGTCCGGTGTGTAGCGGGTGTCCTTTGCCAACTTGAACGTCCAGCACTCGAACCCGAACCACAGGATCTCGCCGCAGCGCTTCCGTGCCTCCAGATGCGCTGCATAGGCGCGCTCGGTCTTGTTCATCTCACCAGGCACGTGCCTGGTCCGCCCACGGCCGGGCTTCGCCTCGGTGCTGAGCAGTGCTGCGGCATTGGCCGGCCGGTACCCCGATGGCTGCGTTGGCGTGGCGGCGGCCGGCGCGCGCTGCACCAGCTGCCGCATGCCAGGCGGCATGTCCTGCTCGGTCCGATAGTGCAGGGAACGGCTGCTTCTGGGCTTGGTCATGCCGGCTGCGCCGCGGTGAACGCCAGCACCTTGCCCACCCTGACGCGGAACGCTTCGAACTCGCGCCGCGCGCGCGCTTGGCTGGCCTGGTGGTCGCGGTCCATCTGCTCGAGCAGCGCTTGGAACTCCATTTCGAGCAGGCCCATGCGCAGCTCCGGAGTGAGGCCGCGGGTCCTGTCCGGCGTGCCGAGGGGCGCAATAGCCACAACCGTGCTCATGCCTGCCTGGCCGGCGCGCGGCGGCATCGGGAGCGTTCCGCACTCGCGTTCAGTGCTCAGGCCCCACACGGCAACTGCCCGGCCATCGCGCGAGCTGGGCCTGTTCTCCTTCCGAGCCACTTCGCCCCGCCGGTCCAGGTCCCGCAGCAGGCCGGCCACGGCTGCTGGGGTCACAGGCAGCAGCTGACGTGGGTGGCCAGCGTCGAGCGCGGCGCTGCCCATGGCCTCCAGCAACTCGGAAGCCGTGGCATCACCGATCCGGCACAGGCAGTGCAGAGCCAAATCAAGCTGGTAGTCGCGTTCCGTGGCAGACATCAAGCAACCCTCCCGAAGCCAAGCTCAGCCGCAGCGCGCGCCATTGCGCCAGCGGCGGCATCGCGATCGCGCACCGGCTCTACCGTCGGCGGCGGCGCCGGCAGCGCCGGGACAGCCGCCGGGATCGGCAGCCCGTCCAGCACGTGGCGCACGGCGCGCTCGTAGGCATCACGGGCGAGGCGCGTCTGGTGCTGACCGTCTGCTGTTGCATACACGTGCAGGTCGAGCTTTGAGCGGACCAGCGTGGTGAACCCACAGCGGTCGCGGCCCGGGCCCAGCTCCTGCTCCACCAGGGAGAGCGACGGGATGTCGTGGCACATGGCGAGGAACCGGGGTGCGTTCGGCGGCCATTCCCGCGACTCGCGCATGCATGCAGCCATCCCCGTGGCGATCTGGCTGGGCCGCAGTCCAGTGATCACCTGCAGCCACGTCTCACCGGCGATGGTCAGCTGCCCGTCCTGCTTCATGGGCGCAGGGCCGTTGTCACGTCCCCACTTGCCGGGGAACATCGCGGCCATGCGCTCCCACAGCGTCCACAGGGCATCGCCGGCACGGGGGTTGAGAGGCTCAGCCGACAACGGCGAAATCGCCATCGATGACGTTTCCGGCCGATCCGCCTGCGCTGCCTGCGCTGCCAGAGCTGCCACTGCCTGCTTGGCTGCGCTGGAACTGCTCGCGGAGGAGGCGGACGTGGTCGGCAGAACCGTGGTGAAGCGTTGCATTGGAGGCTCCGGGCGTTTTGGGATTGGACGGGCTGGCGCCCTGCTTGTGTCGGTTCAGGGCCGTCGTGATGGCCCAGCTGAAGGGATTGCTGACGCTGCGGTCGATGCCTTCGGTGACGGTGTCCCGCAGCACTTCAGGCGTGACGCCGGCCCGTATCGCGGTCACCAGGTCGGGATGGCTCGGGTTGGTCGTGTGACAACCGGCTTGGCGCATCAGCACACACGCTCGCCCTGCCTCCGTCACACCGTCAGGGAACCCTTGAGAGTGCTGTGATGTAACTGGGGTAGAAGTGGGGTCTGAGGTCTGGTTACCCGTGTTCACACCCTGCGTCACACCCTTGGTCACGCGTGACATGTCACACCCGGTCACGCGTGACAGCGCGTCCCCTGTCTCCCTGTCACTGCCCGTGACGTGCGTGACATGCAGCGCGCGAAGTTCATCCATCGACGCCATACCATCCGGCACCACACCCACGGCACGAAGGTCCTCGAAGAGCATGGTGCGCCGGGCCCGGGTGCGTGCCTGGCGCTCCGCCTCATTGCCCTTCTTGGCGGACTTGCGGTCCTTCCCGCCGGCCATCCGCTCCTGCGCCTTGACGATCTCTTCGTCGGCCCGGCCATTGCGACGCAGCCCGTCTTCACCTGTCGGGAAGTAGCGCTCAGCGACCTTCTTCACCGCCGCCTTGTCTGCGGTGGTCGTCGCTCCGGCAATCACGAAGAGTTCGCTGAAGGAAGCCGGCAGTGGCTCCTCCTCGGCGTAATAGGCAAGCATCAGCCGCAGGTATGCGCCGTGCTCAGTGAGCGAAAGCCTGCTGGTATCACGCAGGTAGTCGCCGGGATACAGCTCAAAGTAAATCATCAGCCGGCCCCAGCGCCCGTGGCGGCGGGTTTGCGCCGACGGGCATTTGCGATCACGAAGCGCTCATGCTCGTTGGGGGGCAGCGAGTCCAGCATGTAGGTTTCGCCCAGGGTGTTCCGCCAGCGGTAGGCGGTGGCCCTGCTGACGTCGAACCGGCGCACGATCGCTTCCATGGTCGGGAACTCTTCCCGCTCCACGGCCCAACGCGTGAACTCCATGACGATCCTGGTGCTGCTGTAACCACTGAGCACGTGCTTGGGGGCATTGCGGCGCCGCGCCGAAGGTACGACCGGCACGCGCTCATCATTGGCGCGCTCGGCGCTCCCGGCGATGTCACAGCGCTTCCCGAGTGTGGGAGCCAGATTCATGCGTGCACCGATGCCTTGCGCGCAGCAAGCGCTGCATCGCGGTGCTGCTGGCGCATGCCAAGGGTGGCGCGGAGGCTGAGGCCGTTGGCTCGGCACGACGGCGCATGGCCTGCGTGCGCCTTCAGGGCAGCTGCCCAGCGGAACGCGGTAGCACGCGAGACGTTGTAGCGCTTGGACAGATCATGCGGGCTGACCGGCGCGTCCTGCTGCTTCACCCACAGCACAACGTCCACCAGCGGCAGCATGGGCACCGCGTTCTCGGGAACGGGCTCGCCTGCCTTCTCGAACTCCTCGACCAAGGTCAGTGCCCAGGCCATCACGGCGCAGCCGCTCATTGGAGCACCCCGGCCGGCGGCGCCCCGATGGACGGATCGAACATGTAGAGGTGGCCGTCCACGTATGCCGCAAGCGTCTCCATGGCCGCGCGCATTTGCGCCAGCTCCTCGCGCGCGGTGCGCAGCTCGGGCACGTCCTGGACGCACACGCGACCATCGGCCAGCACATTCGCAAGTGCCTCGATGGTCTGGCCGTATTCGACCGAGATGCGGCCAACGCAAAGCACGCCCGCCTGGGGGCTCAGCTTGGGCATGCGGGCCCCGATGAACCCGTAGCGGTTGGCCAGCTCCCGGGCGCAGTTGTCGCTCCACGGCTGCGGCAGCGCGCGCACCCACGACTCTTCAAGATCGGCCGGCATCTTCACCGTGCCGTTGCGGATGCGGGCCACGATCTGGGCATTCGCCTTGTGCGCCTTGTCCATCGAGTCCATGTCGGTACCGACGTGGAACGTCAGGATTCGTTCGCCAGGCGCGACATCGCGCATGTACTGGTCCGCAATGACCTGCGCCAGACTGGCATCGGTATGGCTACTGTTGCGGATGGCCTCGGCCGTGTGGCGGAAGACCGTCGTGGAACGGGGTTCGTGGAACTGAGACTGTGACTTCATTTACGCACCTCGGGAGGCGATGCAAAGTGGCTTCATGGACAGGAAGCCGATGAATAAGGAAGCGGGTGTCGCCCTCCCCGCGTTAAGCTGGATGTGCCAACAACACAGCCCGCAAGGAGGGCGACATGAGCAGTGGACCGATCAGTCTGTTAGCCGTGAAGGAAGAGCTGGACGCTTTGAAGGCGAGCCACGAACGGATCGTGGTGCGCACCACAGCCCTGCAGGCGATGGTGACTGTCCTGGCTTGGGGCATTGGAAAGCCCCGGCAGGAAGTCGCCCAACGGATTCTTGCGACGGGTGTGGCCAGCCTCCCGAATCTGCAGAACCTGCCGCCGCACCTCGAGAAAGAACTTTCCGACGTCATGAACTCGGTGTATGCGCAGATCGTGAACGACGACATAGGACCGGCCACCTTCAGCCAAGGGGGCCAGTCGGGCGGTTGATCTCCAGCTTGGTGGTGCCGTCAGCTCGAGGCACCACCAAAAAAGGTCCGTCAGGTGCGTCGATACTGAATTGCGCAGGCGACCATTCCGACGTAGCGCCGGCGGATCTTTCTGCGGCCTGCTGCAGCACCGCCTGCGCGCGGCGATCCGCTTCCGCTTTTAACTGCACGCCCAACACTCGCCCATCGGCATCAGTGCTGATGGCGAGTTCTCCGCCATCCAGGCCGGCAGGCTGCACACCCACTTCATGGACGGTGAGCCTGGTGCTGATGCTGGCGAGAGCCTGGACGGATGCCTTGTTGGGCATTTCGCCCTCAAGCACACGCAGCCGCGCCTCGAGCGCCGCCGTGGCCGAGCCGGCGAGCCGGCTGCGCAGACGCGTCACCGCCGATGCGATCGACAGCGCGATGAGTGCGCCAGCGCCGCCGGCAAGCACATGGGAAAAGGTCGGAAGATTTTCGATAGCCATGGGTCAGCACCCCTCCACGGGGACGATTCGGTTGATGTCGGGGTCATGCTCTTCGGCCGCTGCGGCGAGCTGGCTCTCGCGTGCTTCCTGTGCCTCCTGCCATTGGCGCAGCGACTCGAGGACACGGTTTGAACGGGCCACCGCCGTGCGGACCTGGGCGGCGGTGCGCTTCTTCTTGGGCGCGTGGGCGGCGGCTTTACCTGCCATGGCTCAGCATCCCTCCACGGCTACGATGCGGTCAGCGTCCGGGTCCGTCTCGACCAAATCACCGAACACGTCGGGCCTCAGCGCGTGCCGGGAGACGCCGGTTGCGGTCTCGATCGACAGAATGTGGTGCGCCGCGACCGGCCGCCGGCCCGTGGCCCACTGCGAAACCATCGCCGGTTGCACTTGAAGCAGGCGCGCCATCGCCGCCTGCCCGCCTACTGCTTCGATTGCCTGCTCAATGGGTGTGCTCATGGGGCAGAACCATAGCAACGCTATCAACTCATGTAAATAGCATCGCTGATCGTGTTCCTGAACCTAGTCAAATAGCATTGCTAACATGCCCAGACCCGCCAATCCCAAGACAGCAGAAGGCCTCGCCATCACTGAAGCCGTCGCGCAGGCGGGCCTCACGCAGGCCGCTGTCGCGGAACTGCTGGACGTCACCCCCGGTTTCATTTCCCAGTTCGCCAGCGGCCACCGCCCGGTTCCGTGGGATAAGGCTGAGCGCTTGGCTGATGTACTGCGCGTAGAACCCCGCCAAATCAGCGCTGAGTACGCCCGCCTGATGGACCACTTCGGCTCGTCTCAGGTAACGCGACTTGACGAAGCTATCGTGACGTCCGCAATCGGTGTGGCGAGAAAGGCACTTGGCCTGGCCACCGGCGACGTGTTCGAAGTTGAACAGTCGCCCGATCTTTTCGCGCAGGCGCTGCGCGTCGCGATGGCGGCTGAAATCCGGAAACAGGGGAAGGGTATAGATGGATCTCGACAGGGAGATGGACAAGCTGGCGGAGCTGATCGCTTTGCGCGCCCAGCGCAAGATGGGCGTGAAGCCGCAACTCGCCGTGGTGGGAAGCGCAAAACAGCCTGACAGCAAGCAGGCACAGACAGGCGCCGCCGCCGAAGCGCAGAAGCCCGGGCGGATGGACTACCTCTACAGGGAGTCCCATTTTCGCATGATCCGCCACATCCGCCGCCGCTGGGGCTGTTCGATGCAGGTGATCATTGACCAGGCATGCTTCGGCCTGGCCGGGATTGAACAGCTGCCCGATGAGCAGCTCATCCAGCTCCACAAAGATCTCGAGCGTGCGCAGGAATGCATGCGCGACGGCGTGTCCTTCGAAGACGCGGGTCTTTTGAAGAACCGATACGGATAAGAAGGCAGGAGCCTATGAACAACTACGCAGGCGTTTCCCTGCTCATGGTGGTGTTGCTCACTGGGTGCGCCCAGGGCGCGGGCGGATCCCCAGCCAATCGAACGGCGGCCCAAGAAGCCTTGGCCGAAGCAACCAGGCAAGCGGCAGAAGCCGAGGCCGCTGCAGCGGCAGCGCTGGCGCCGGAGTCTGTGACGAGCATTGAGGCCGCGACCGGCCACTGCAGAGGCATAGCAGCAGCTGCTGAGCGGACGATGACAGCGCGCCAGATGGGCGCGCCGATGGCAGACGTCATGGAAGCGGCGACCAAAGCGGGCGGCGCCTACGAAAAAATTGTCGTCGATGCCTACGACTGGCCGCTCATCCAGACCGAGCACGTCCGCGACCAGGTGATCACCGAGTTCCAGAACGCAGCCTACAGGGAGTGCATCACCTCGCCGGCTACCTAGGCCCAGCAGCGGCCGCGATGAACTCGTTAAGCATCGCCGCACAAGAAAATCGATTTTTAGATAGCACCGCTGTTGTAATTAAACGATAGCGGCGCTATTGTTCTCCCACGCCCGGGATCGCCGGGTTTGGAGAACGACATGCCCCTGACGCCCCGTATCAAACGCAGTTGCCAGATCGGCATCGCTGCCCTCGCCTGCTTTGCCGCCCTGGCCGTGGCGGGCATTGCAACTTCACCTGATGCGCCTGCCGCCGAGCCGGCTCACGTTCCGGAAGGCCTGGTGGTCGCCAGCCCCCGGGTGTGCGCAGCGCTGGCGGTCTACGAATTGGCCGCTGCCGACGACTTCGGTCTGCGCGCTACGGTCGCGAGCACCGCACTCAGCGCTTTCCGTGATGCGGACCGCGTGCCGGATTGCTCTCCAGGCGTCGCCCGGGCGGTGAGCGCTGGCTTTGAGCCGCGTCGCTGGCAGGCCTCTCTGGACGCCGTCGATGCGGTCATCAACGGGTCTTTCATGATTTCCCCCGACGCCTGCGTCCGGGCCAACGCGGTGGTCCCCCTGTCCACTGCGGACGGCGATGAGCCGGCCAACTCCCCTGTGGTGGCCCGGTCGCAGTGCGTCATCTCCAACCTCGCATTCGTTGAGGTCACCCCGTGAGCGGCGGCAACATTGCCCTCGATGGCCTGCTGGCGGTTGCCGATGGCCGGCGAGTGAAGCTGAGCCCGGCAGAAGCCAAGGTGCTGGCTCGCCTGATCCGCGCCGGCGGCGCGACGGTGCTGCTGGCGACGTTGGCCGACGCCCTGCACGGCGCCGAGGCGGCGCGGCCTAAGTCCAACGTGGCCCAGGTCGTCATCTGCCGGCTGCGACAGAAGCTCGAGGCGTTTCCGGGCCACCGAATCGAAAGCATCCGCGGCCTCGGCTACCGCCTGCACTTGCCTGTCGGGGCGAAGGGATGAACGGCCTCGCCACGATGCCCTTGGCGTACAGCCTCGCCATGTTGACCCTTAAGTTCGGTCGTCTTCAGGTGCGGCTGGAAAGGACGATCGCCGGCTGGACGATGTCTCTCTTCCACCTGCCGCGCGGGCGATCCAGCCGGCCGCATGCCAAGCAACCCACGATGCTGGCGTTCGTGAGTGGACGTGATGAATTGCCTTGGCTCGATTTAGATGGCGACGGTGACGGCGAAGCAAGCCTTTGGCTCAACGGCTGCAGTTTCGTCATTCCGGCGAGTGACGCAGAAAAAGTTGCGGTTTTCATTGGCGAACAGTGCGCGGCGGGTAAGCCGACGCCTGTCCGGGCAGTGCCATGAAGGCGCCCGCGATCCGCCTGCCGCCACCTGACCTCACGCCTGACCAGGTCGCAGCCCTGCAGCGCGCGAAGTCTCCGCGCACGCACCCGTACCGCGTCTGGCACGGCCACGGGAAGGACCTCCGGCGCCTCGCCGACTCTCAGGAGCGGATCGCGCCGCGTGCGCACCGCCTGGTGCGTTGATGGCCGGCCTGCATTGCCTCGGCGGCGGGCTCGACGCGGTGATCGTCGGCACGAAGGTGCTGACGGAGCAGCAGCGTCTGGCGCGCTATGAAGCGGCAAGGGACCGAGCCCAGTGCAAGTGGCTCGGCTATCGGATCGAGTTCGGCACAACGCTGCAGCGGGCGATGCGCGCGGGCATTCGGGTGGACTTCAAGCACTGGCAGCGCGCGCTGCCCCAGCTCTGGCCACGCATCAAACGCTGACCATGCATCGACGGCCAGCCACCCACCAATCGCGCCACGGAGAACGCGCAGTGCGAAAGCCCCTCGACATCCGAAACCAGCTGGACATCTTCACCGCCACCCCCGCTGAGCTGACCCAGCTCGCCACCAAGCACCGCGAGGCTGCAGCACACGCGCTCAGCTCGAACGACCAAGGCTATTTCAGCGCCCGCGAACGCCACGACTTCCATGCCGGCGAAGCCGAGCGCCTCGAGCGCCTGGCAGCAACGGCAGCACCACAGACCTGATACGCCGGCCCCTTCCACGCCCGCTGTCCCTTCAATCAGCGCCTCAGGCGCCTCCTGCGGAAACCTCCCGATGAAGCAGACCAGCCCCACTCCCGCCACGGCGGACACCCCCACGATCAGCGACGCAGCGGTTGAAGCATTCCGAGCCGCGTTCGCCAGCCGCGACAGCAACCTGGGCTACGCGAACCACATTCGCGCCGGCCTCGCCGCAGCACTGCCACTGGTGACCCGGTCCGAGCACGTACAGCTCGCATCGGAGGCGCAAGCCCGCCTGATCCGGCAGCTGGACGCGTCGCTTAATGGCGAGAGCAGCACCATTGCGCCCCCGTTGCTCATCGACCTGGTCGCCCAGTGTGCCGAGGAGGCGCGGCGGCGTGGAGGGCCGGTCCTTCAGACTATGCGGCCGGCTACCCGCGACCAGCTGGCCAAGGATCTCGCCGCCATCGCTGAGGCGGCACATGCTGCCAGTGCCCGGGCGATCCGCACGATGACCCTGGCCTGCGGCTCCCTGCCTCAGGTGGATATTTCTGGCCCGACGGTGGTTGGCCATGGCTGAGCCACTCCCCTCCGCGGCCTTCTGGGCCCAACTCGCGGTGAAGCACCTGCTGCACGGCAAGCAGCGAGTGGGCCCGTCATGCTTGCTTATCTCCCGCGATTACGTCGCGCGCGACCTTTTCCGCAGCAATTTTTGCGTCCGTAAGCAGTTCCCACCGACCGGCAGGGCGGTCAGAGGATGGGTACCCCTCTACATCGACGCGAGCGATGACGTAGAAGCGGCCCATTCAACCGATGTATGCGGTCCACGCCACATCGCCGATGGTGTATCGGTAGGCATGCTCCGTCAGAGGAGCGTTATCCCAAAGTCCTTGTCTGGCAGTCATTCCGGAGCCTCGCAGAAAAACCGTCTGGGAGATTACCGGCCCTTTTCCGAACTCTCAACTGGGCCCAACCCTGCCCGGGCGCACCACGCTAGCTCACCGCTGGCACGTTGGAGGCAGTGTGATGCGCCAGCACGGGTATGACCCGAACACCCTCGCGGGGGCGATCAAACTCCGTGCCTGGGACCTTGGTCTGCCGCTGACGCGACTAGCCCCACTTGTAGGCATGAAGCCAGACTCTCTACGTCAGCGCCTCTCGAAGACGCGTGGAAAACGGGCACTTCAACACTGGCAGGTGACTGCCATCGCGAAGAGACTGTCCATGGACGAGAAGCAGCTGCATGTGCTCGCAGCCAAGCACGAAGGTTGGAAATTGTGACCGGCCGAGGCCAGCACGCCAACAACGGCATGGCATGCGGGGGCCGTCCCATCCGTGTCCCGCGCTCTGTCGATAGCGTGCGTGCGCACCTGCGGCGCCATCTGCGGGAGGAAGGACACCGGATGCACGCTTTGGCTGGCCCGTGGAAGTGCACCCCGCAGAACGTCTATGACCTGTTCTACCGGTCCAACCCCCTCGGGCCCCAGCACATCGATGCCGCGGCGGCGTTCCTCCGCCTGGACGAGTTCGACACCAATGAGCTGCGCCTGCTCGGTGCGCGCGAGGCCGGCTGGAACATCGACCCTCAGTTTCTCGAGCAGGTGCGCAAGTGAGCCAAGGGAAGACCGATGCCGCGCCGGCGCCCGCCGAGGCAAAGACCGTGGCCGCATGTGTCAGGGAGATGCGCCGGGCTGCAGCGCGCGGCGAGCCCGTCGACGCCGCAGTGATCGGGGCCTGGGGGGAAACCTTCATGACCGAGCTTTACGGGAAGCAGAAGCCCGTGCGTTTCGAAGTGCGGCCCAAGGGAGTGATCAACGGCTGGGGGAATCCCCTCGAAGGCGATGTCGCCCACGCGTCACGCAGACGCCTGGACGTCCGGGCCCTGTACCAGCATCCGCCGCCGACCAAGCCCGTCAAGGAACACCGGTGGGACGACAAGAACATCTGCCGGGACTGCCAGGAGCCGATGTTTCTGTCAGGCCCTGACTGCGTACCGCCCGGCGAGGTCATCAATTTCCGCGATCGCGACGCCATCAGCCTCGAGTGGTTCCGGCAGCCGCTGGAGGAACTGATCCAGCTGGCGAAGACCGCCCGCATAAACCGCTTCGACGCCGCGAAGTTAACGAACGAAGCCAACTACCTGATCGAGCGCATCGACCAGCACCTGAAAGGAAAATCGAATGAACCCCAATGACCCACTGCAGAATACGATCGACTTCCTGCACCGCGTCGGCCTGCATGACTTGGCCGACGCCGTGGTGCGTGCCCGCGCCGTAACTAGCGCTCAGCAGGGGAAGGCCCAGGAGCGTGCGGCGGCTCACCGCTACGTGGAAGCTGTGGCGCGTCGCGCATCCGGTTGCGGTGCCCCGCCTGAGCCGACTGCATGCCCAGTGGTCAAGCAAGACTTGACCTCTCAGCCCGCCCGGCCCGAGGCCGTGCGGCTGCGGGATGAGCTGCGGGAGCGGACGGCGTTTGAGGCGTGGGCCGTCGCGCAGTGCTTCCGCGCCAGCAACATCGAAACCACACGCGACTCGGTCGTGCCGGAATGGTACGTGTCGGATGTTGCGGCGCTGTCATGGCGCGCATGGCAAGCCGCCCTCGCCTCCGTGCAGCCCTCCCCGGCCGGGCAGGAGGATGCGCACGTGCAAGTGCTGCGGTCGTTGCGCGAGATATTGAATGAATCCGGTCGTTCCGGCCCGGCGCGAAATGCCGCCCTCGCCGCCCGCCAGCCGGTGGGGCATGAGCCGGTCGAACTGGCTTGCGTTGCCGAGACACTCTCTAAGGGTGGCGGGCTGTGGATGACGTGCTCTGGATGCCACGAGAGCAACGAGGGTGCGCCGAGCGGCCCGTATAGCAAGATCATGCGGTGCTACCTCGGCAATGGCTGCGACGAATGTGGCGGAATCGGGGCCATTTGGGATACCACCGACTACCAGAATATGAGCGATGAAATGTCGCAACCGCTCGCCGCCACGCCCGCGCAGGCCGTGGACCTGGATGCGGCGCGGAGCGAGGGCCATTACAGCGCGGTCCGCTATGTGCTCGGCTACCTCAACGGCCGTGGCGACTGCGGCAGCACCCAATACGAGGAAATTCTCAACGGCTGCGGGAGGCACGGGACCATCAAGTCCGCGGTACAGGATGACGAGCTCGAGTTCACGGGGCTCGGCGATTACGTCGAGAAATACGGCACTGCCGAAGACCGCGCCCTGATCGACAGCGGCAAGGCGGTGCAGTCGTGAGCCTCCCCTACGAGAACGCCACCAGCGGCAGCAACGCGATCAACGACATCCAGAAAATGCTGCGCGCCTTCGGCTGCCAGCGCTTCGCCACCGGCGAGGACTACGAGAGCGGCGAGCTGTTCATCCAGTTCGAGCACCGCGGCCGCCAAGTGCAGCTCAAGGCCAGCGCGCGCGGGTACGCCGCTGCTTGGCTGAAGGCGCACCCCTATGGCCCGCGCGTGCGCGCAACGCTGAGCGAACACAACGAGAAGGCGCTGCGGATCGGCGGCGTGGCCGTGTATTCGATCCTGCGCGACTGGGTCAAAGGCCAGGTCACCGCGATCGAGATCGGCATGCTGACCTTCGAAGCCGCGTTCCTGTCCCACATCCTGCTGCCCAATGGTCAAACGATCATCGAGCACGTTCAGCAGCAGAAGCTGATCCCACAGGAGCGGATTAATGACTGAGCGCGCCATTCTGTTCAACGGCGCCATGGTGCGCGCCATCCTGTCGGGCTCGAAGACGCAGACCCGGCGGGCGATCAAGCTTCCTCACCACAACCCGTTGGGCCAATGGGAGGCGTGCACCTCCGGCGGGCATGGCGCGCGTGATCGCAAAGGCAACCTCGTGCCCGAGGAAGTTTGTATCTGGCACACCCGCACCGGCGACACCCTGGTCTGCCCCCTCGGTCAGCCCGGCGACCGGCTGTGGGTACGGGAGAGCTTCACCGACCTGCGCGGCACCGGTATCGAGCATCGCCCGGACCCTTCTGGCCCGCTGCAGCGGTACGCCTACTCGGCGGACACAATCCCCGGATCTGCCGGCGATGACGCGCGCAAGGATTTTGGTATCAAGTGGCGGCCGAGCATCCACATGCCACGCGAGGCCTGCCGCCTGGTGCTGGAGATCACCGACGTGCGCGTGGAGCGGCTGCAGGCGATCAGCGAGGCTGACGTGAAGGCAGAAGGGATAAAGCCGGACCAGGTCCGAATGATCAATCTGTTCGGCTGCACCGGCGATGAGCGCTCGGACGCTTATCGCCGGGCAGCAATTCGACCCTTTAGGGAGCTGTGGAATAGCACCGGCGGCGACTGGGACAGCAACCCATGGGTCTGGGCGATCAGCTTCCGTCGAATCGAGGAACCCGCATGCTCCTGATGACCACACAGCTCTGGCTGGAAAAGTACTTCGAAGAGAGCAGCCGCCCCTCGGAGATCACCTTGCTGCGCTGGCTTCGCGCCGGCAAGATCCCGGGCAAGAAGGTTGGCGGCTCATGGTATGTAGACGAACACGCATGGCTTGCCGATGGGGATTCCCTGGTGGAAGCCGTACTGAGGGCAGGCTGAGATGGCACCACGACCCCGCAGCAAGAGCCGGCAAGGCTGGCCACCCTACCTGTACCCCAACCGTGACGGCTACAAGTACCGCCACCCGGTGACACGGAAAGAGACGTGGATGGGCACCGACAAGGCCAAGGCGTTCGCCGCTGCCAAGAAGCTCAACGCGTTGCTGATGCCCACCAACGACCTGGTTGATCGCGTCGTCGGCTCGAAGGAAACCGTCGCAGATGCGATCGCCGTGTTCCGGCAGGATGACGTGCCAGCGCGTGGCTGGGCGCCAAAGACCGCCGAGGTCTACGAGAGCGTCATCAGGCGCATCGAGGCCGGCCTGGGCAAAAGGGCCGTCGAGGGCGTCACGGTGAAGGATTGCGCCGAGTTCATCCGCGGCGTCACGCCCTCTGATCGTGCCCGGCAGCAGTTCCGTCTGGTCTTGGGCTGGATCATGGCTTGCGCTGTTCAGGAGGGGTGGATCGATGCCAACCCGGTTCATGCCACGCGCCGGTTTACCCACGAACGGAAGCGCACGCGCCTGACGAAGGAACTCTACGACGCCATCTGGGCGAAGGCCGAACCGTGGTTGCGGCTGGCGATGGACCTTTCCCTGGTCACCCTCCTTCGACGGGAGGACATCGTATCCCTGAAGTTCGCCGACGCGCGGGACGGCTTCCTGTGGGTCGTCCCCCAGAAAACAGAGGGTACCTCCCTGGTGAAGCTGAAGATCAAGATTGGCGAGCAGCTGGGCACCCTTCTGTCGCAGGCACGCGACTCAGTGGTTTCCCCCTACGTGGTCCATCGCCTCCCTGACCGGGCCAGGCCATCGGACAAACGCGCCTCAGCGCGCGTACACCACACCCAGGTCATGCCGGAGCAGCTGACCAGAGCGTTTCAAGATGCCCGCGTTGCTGCAGGCATCGGGGGCGACAGCCCTCCAAGCTTCCATGAGATCCGAAGCCTGGGTGGTGCATTGGTGCGCGAGGCCGGCTGGACAACGGAGGAGGTGCAGGCGCTCATGGGCCACGCTTCGAAGTCCATGACCGAGCACTACCTCGACGGGCATGACGCGCCCTGGACTGAGGTGGCGCCGGCGCTGACACTCAACCGGTGA